TTTAATTTAGTTTCGTTATTCTATATATCTCCGTCAAATTTGACTTTCTTAATACTATACTCAAATTTCTCTTGTTTGTAAATTTTCTGCCTTGCCCTACTGTGTTTGTATAGGTAATTGTCCCATTCGTCAGTTCTAATGTCATCTACAAAATCGATAATTAATACCGCTTCTTTAGACTCATGTTGCCTTAGACCTCTACCAATTGATTGCCTGATGATCACCTCGGACTTAAATGATTCCGTGAAGAATATGTTATGAATTTTCTTAATGGAAATACCGGTTGAGAATGTACCGTAACTTGCTACGATAACTACTTCATCTCCTGCTTCCATTTTCTTCTTATATTCTTCTCTAATATCTTTATCTGTTCCTCCATCTACATAAAAAACTCTTTTATCTGAGTTCTGACGAAGTTGTTCGTATATTTTTTTACCATGTTCTATCCTGTGAAACAGAACTAAAGAGTTCCTAGGAACCTTTCCTATCACATTACATATAAAATTAAGCCTACCAAAGGAATTAATAATATAGTTTTGTTCTAGTTGAAAAACATCCTTTCTGTCATACTTATTAAACGCTAATTCTTCGAATGCCTTTTTAGCCGAATCAGGTGCGTAATTCATTTCAATTACCTTTACTTTACATTTAGCAATATGCCCTTGACTTTGTAAGAATGCAGCCTTAACTTCACTAATTACAGGACCAGTTTGACTCATTAGTGTTAATTTATCTAGTGTTCCGTCTTTAGGAATCGTACCTGATAACCCATACTTATATTGTGCACTTGTACATTTTTGCAATATAGTCTTGATAGAATTAGATTTCGCCTTATGGGTTTCATCTACGATAACAGCATCGAATTGTTGAAAGTATTCTTTAGGCTTTTTAACTAAGGACTGATACGTACCTATCACTACATTCCTATCTGACTTTATTTTCTGACCAGCATATATCTGCTGTATCTTTAGTTTTATTCTATTCTTATTATTGTATTCGTGGAAATCTTCATGGGCCTGAACAACTAAAGAAACGTTAGGAACTATAAATAATATCTTTTCAGCCTTTTCTTTTTCTAACATATATGCCACTGTTAAAAAACTAATAAGTGTTTTTCCAGCAGACGTTGCTAATTCAGCTAGGCACCTTCTAAATTTTAAAATGTTAAATGCTGTTTCTATTTGATAATCTCTTGGAACAAATTTACTACCCTCAAAAAATTCTAAAGCCCATGCTTCAAATGATTCGGCTCCTATGTTTCTATCAAATAATCTTTGAATTCCATTAAGTTTAAGATCATAATTATATTCCTTACAAGTGAGCATAACATATCTCCAAAGACCAGCGGGAATCCACTTATCGTCCTTGATATATGAGACATATCCGTCCCATATTCCTTTCTTGACTAAAGGATTAAATCTCCAACTATCAATTCTTTTAGTTAAAGATATTTTAATCTGCTCTAGTTCAAGTTCCTCTGCTTCATCAATTCGTAAGAATTGATTATCATCCGTTAGAGTTAAAATCAATTTTCATTTAACTTTTTTTACAGTCTCGAAATATCAAGGCGATTCTTTATTGCAAAGCCCATATTGTCGAGAGTTTTTACTGAGCCTTCAATAAAGGCTTTTTGGCTTTCAAGTAAATCCAAAATCTGTTTATCGTCTGAAAGATCTGCATCGATAAAACGTTCTCTTTGTTTATCTGTTATCTTATAATCAAACTTATAATATTCAATCCATTTCTGTTTATATAACTTGTCTACTGATCCTTTCTGTGTTCTAATCTTACCACCAATGGTTGCTAAATTTTCAACTAATATCTGTCTATAGCTTAGCGTATATGCGCTGACTTCTTCTAGGTTAACACCTTCTTTTAAGTTTTCAGTAAGTTCTTTAATTTTTAAAGTCCATTCTGATCTTTGCTTTGCTAAATATTCGTCTAATTGTACAATCTTAGATTTATTTGATTGTTCTGTCATGTGGTGTTATTTAGAATAATGAGTTATTATTAGTATTCTTCTTAATATAAACTTGGCTCTTAAATTTCTTTTTGTATTTAGGAGTTATTTTAATTTCTTTTTCATTGTGTGATAAATCGGCTGCATTAAACCCAATAATCATTTTTAGATTTTTGTGTCTTTTTCCATCTTCTTCGAATTGATCTAATTCGTCATTTACCATTTGTATGTAATCGTCTATCATATGTAATAAGCATCTAGTCGTGAATTACTAAAATACTTATCCATCGTAGATAAACATTTATTTTTTGTTTTCCAAGCAGCGATAACTAGATCATTTAGATCTTTAATCTTGCTAGGATATTTATCCATCTTCGATTCAGACAGAAATTTGTCCCATGTAAATACTTCTTTACCTCTTTTTAATTTTTGCATCATCTTTGATTTTCCTGCTTCGTCGTTATCAAACATATATCTTATTGTTGGAATTTCATCTAACTCTTCGGTTGATCGAGTAACAGATGCAAGTGCTATAGAGTTAGGCATAAATAAAGCATCTAAGGGTCCTTCGAATACCGTACATGGCATTTGAAAGTTTGCAGTCATAATACCAAACAAAGTAGATAGTTTCTTACATGATATCATCTGTTCTTCCTGGAGAGGTAATTCTTTATTCATTTCTTGATATATCTTTTCTATATCATAGGTCAAATATCTTGTATTTTTATCTTTCCTTAAAGATCTACTTTGAAACCCTATGATCTTATCTTCAGGTGCTAAATTTAAAACTAGAATTCTTTTATCTCTAGGAGAATATAAGAAGTGTCTTAGTTTTTTATGTAGAAATCTATTCTTTAAATAAAAGAAAGCCGGATCACCTGGTTCTATTTCTACTAACTTAAAAGCTTCTTTAAGTTCTTTTCTAGTAGGAGACAAATCATATAGGGTTTTAAATACACCATGTTGAAGCGTTTCCACTTCATTAACAGATACCTTATGGTCTTTGATATATTCTATAATTGTAATAGAATCCTGAGTATCTTGGAATTTTAGGTGATGATCTTTTAAAAATCCATATAAATCTGAGTGTTGTCCACAATTAAAGCAGTGGAATTGTAACGTTGCCCAGTATAGATTACCTCTTTTCTTATGAGTTTCACCATGGGAGTCACCACAATAAGGGCATGCCAGGTTTAAACGACCTGGCATTTCCTTAATCATGTGTTTATTAGGGTCAGCGTGCTCTTTTACACAAACTTGTTTAACTAAACTTCTGACCTTCTGCTTTAAATCTTCTGTGATTTTTTTAGATTCCGATTTCATCTAAGAAAGAATCTAGATCATCGCTATCCGCTGGTGCAGTTGAAGATTTTGTTTCAGCTGCACTTGGTGTAGCTGTCATTGTTTCAGGGAATTCAAAGTTAGTATCATTTCCTGTTGCCGCTTCTTTTACAGCTGCCTTTTTAGCTGCTGGTTTTGGAGTAGAAATTACAGAATCCATTGAAGAACCAGGGTTAAGGTACTGTCTTAAGATTGCGTTAACAAAGTCAAGAGTTTCAGCATCCCATTTCTTATATCCATAAGGATCTAATGATGGTGCTGTGTCTAATTCACCTTTAATAGCTGTCATAGCTTCTTGGTTTCTTTCAGCTGGTTTTCCAGCTACTGCGATTGCAGATCTAGTTGCAGAGAATTTAGACTTATCATAATTATTATATTCACCTTGGCGAGTAATAATAAGTTCAAAGTTCTTTCCTTCGAATAAGTCATAAATCTGAGTTGGTTCACCGAACGCAGGTTTAGTTTCTTCTTCAATCTTCTCTTTAATCTTGTAACCAAATTTGAAAATCTTGTAAGTTCCTTCTAATTCAGGATTTTGAGGATCTTTCACTACTTTAATAAGTGAGTAATACTGTTCTCTTCGCTTAAGCTTGTCGCTCATCTTACGGTCTACTGCTGAATCACTCTTACGAAGTTTGAAGAATGCATCTGCAATTGGACACTTATCTCCCACCGTTGAAGGTGAATCAACAAGTCTTCCGTCGCCGTTAGCATCAGTTAGCCAGTGTACATACTTTTTAACTAATGAATTTCTTGGGTTTGCTGGGTTTGGAACAAAGCGAATAAGTGCTTTATAGGTTCCGTCTTTACCATCGTCTGCTGATGGTTTGTAGATCTCATTTGTAGAGCTTGAGCTCTTTGTTTCATGAGTTTCAACGTCTGATACGCTGAGGTTAAAAATGTCAAAATCTGCCATGTCTTTAATTGCTTTAATTTACGTTAATGTCTTTAATCTTTAAAAAACTTTCAATAGTTATACATGCAATTCCCAAAAGGTTTCACAATAATAACTATTCTATATATCCGTATCGGGCAGGCAGGCTTTCTATATTAATCTAATGAAGTATATGTAGAACCTTCTTCATCTATCCATTTGGAAGAGGATTCAGGAAGGCGAGCGAGGCCGGCCTTTCTTAAAATATCTAACATTTCTGTTTCTGTTATTCTATCTTGGTGTAACATCTCTGTAAGAATAGTCTTAAGGGATAGTAATCTACCTGATGCTATTGTATTATTTTTCATTGTATTCTATCTTTTTTTATTATTATGAAACTTTATGGGCCAAAGGCAGTATAATTTAAGTCTTTAAGCCTCAGTGGTAAATCTATTCCACAGTGTTAGCTTTAAGGGTCCTTACATAGTCTGTTAGAAAGTAAGCGTCGACTAAGTCGTCAAACGGTTTGGGTATCTTTTTAGATGGGCCAATTTCGTTAACACAAAAATTATGTATAGGGTGTTTAGTTAAAATTTTATCTTCTAAAACATTATTTAAAAAGACATCCCATAGGGCAGACTTATTCATGTTACCTTTACCGGCATGTTTCTTTAAAGAAGTAGGAGCTATTGTAAATATATCATGTACATCAAGGTCTGAAAGCATTCTTTCTTTAAGAATAGCCGCACCTGCTGCCATGTCTATAATATTATTAGTTCCCATAGCAGAACCATAAGAAGATCCTTCGAAAGAAATAATATAATCCTGTTTAGTTTGCGTTATGTCTATTATAAGTTGTACTAGGGTATCAGCAGTTGCTATGTACCTTCTAATCTTTAAGAGTTCTCCATTAGAATATTCTGAAGATTTAGGCCAATCTGGCTGATGCAATAAGGTTACTCCTTTGAGGTGTGATATATCTTCCTGCCATGCACGCTCTTTCTTCGTGCCCTGTCCTTCCTTTATATAAGATATGAAATGATATTCGTTAGTGTCGTCCTGGTATATACAAATACCGGGTGAGTTTAATGAGAAGTCTACTGATACGTAATTCAAATTAGAATGATTTTCCGATAGCAGCACCCAATCCGGCACCAACTAATCTTGAGGTTAATAAATCGTAAAAAATACCCCTTTGAATTCCTAGAACTTTAGCAACTGTTTTACCAATTGTTTTACCTAAAGCAAATCCTGTAAGGCCACCGAATATAGAACCTAAGAAACCTTCATTTGTTAATTCCTCATTGAATCTATCAAAATCAAACGTTCCGTCTTCGTTTGCATATTGTTTAGTAAATTCTTCTAATGCAGCATCAACCTTTTGTTCTAATTCGTCAGTCCATTCAGACTGTAGAGATTCTTCTAATAGAGTAATTTCCTCTTTAGTTATATTCTCTTCACTTAGGTATTCAAAAAATGTTTTCATTATATTGGTCTATATTGTTATGGATTATATATCTCGTTTATTTACCGTCTATCTCTGAGATGATATTAAATTTATTATAGTAAAAATTAAGCGTAAATGTAGAGAAATCTGCGATGTTACTAGACATATTTAATTCTAACTCTGATATCGAATTAAGAATAGGTTTTTCGAAAACTGCACTCATCAAATGAATACCCTCAGCATCCATTATTTGAAGCTTAAGATCATTAATAAATGGATCTCTGACTTGTTTAGAATAATAATACAATAAAGTATCTTGCATTATCCAATAATTAATATATCCGTCTAATAATTGAAGTTCTATAGAGAATTGACGTTCAATCGTATTTTGAATAGGGATCGATCCTCTATGATATGTAATAGTTCCATCATTCGGGGATTGCGATATTGGATCAAAATTGATTCCCGGCAAACTTAAACCCTGTATAGAATAATTGACAAAATCAATAGGTTCTTCAATTATGTTACCTGGCATTTTGCCAAGATATGATCTGTACTTGTCAGCTACTTCCTTTGGAATAAAGGTTCTAGGAAACTTAAAGTTAAATAAATTATTTCTGCTATTTAATATCATTATACAATTTCTACTTTTCCGTGATACAATAAAGATTCGCTTTCTCCGTTCTTTATATTAATATAAAATTTATCTTGAAAATACATTTGCCCATCTTTTTTATCAAAACTGACTGCCGTCGCTTTAGGTATTTTGAAGAATACTTCTCCTAATCCTAAATCTATATTAGGAAACGATGGATCATGGAATATTCTTTTTTCGTTGGATCTGCTCTTAATTATCAATACTATATTTTCTGCACTTACCAGTGACACTGCTTTTTTATCATCTCCGTATGCTTGTGCAATATTAAATTTTACAAAGTTATCAGATACTATTGATAATTTTATAATAGCTTCACCTTCTTTAAAGAATTTAATATTATCTAATTCACCTGCTTCCGTTAAATCAGTTGAAACATTAGTTGCAGACGCTAATATACCATAAGTATCTAAGGCGACTGGAACATATTTAGTTTCTCCGACACTTGGTCTAATAGAATTAACAAATTGATTTAATTCTCTATTTACCGTAGTGTTAGGTAATTTATTATAAATGATAGTGGGATCTACGTTTCTAAGATTAATCTTTTCCATCCTGGTTCCATATTTCTTAGGGTTATATGCTGTCATTGTAGCAACCTTAATAATTTGGGTATTATCAGTTTCGTTATAAATTCTCATCGTATGTCTAATATAAAAAGAACTAGATATATCAGCATTAAATATTATAGGTCTAAATGGAATTGGAGCTTCATAATTCGCAGTTTGAGTAAACGTCATAGAAGATGTATCTAGGAAATCTAAACCTATCTGTTCACTAACTTCTATATCATGAAAGATAATAATATCATCACTTGAAGTTTGTATTCTTCCATTTATGTAATTTTCAAAACCCTGTTTAGAACCATCCTTGGTTCCATACACTTGAAAATAATCCATATCTTCTACTTCCTCTATATTAGCCGCTATATCCAGATATTCATCTTCTCTTGCAACGGTAGTATCTATAGTATCTTCTACATTAATATATTCAATTCCGTTTTCTTCAGAAATAGTATTAATGAGTTTTAAACTTATTTCATAGTTCGCTGAATTAAGTATTGCATCTTCATTTGTTCCAAAGAAAGCATCGTGAAAATCTTCGTTTTTAGTAGAATCATCAAAATGAATTAAAGAAGGCACTTTGATTTGTATGTATTTAGAATATGAAGTATCTCCTAATACAAATGAATTAGGATTACTTATTTCAAAATTAGAATGATTTAAGTATACTATCGATGTAAAATAATTATAAACACCTGTTTCTCTTTTAACTTTAACTTGAAACATGAAACCTTCTTTACCTCTTGCGGCAAATGAAAATCCTGTTTTTAAATGTAACCTAATCGTATCATACCATACATCTCCGACTATATTGTCGCTTACGTTTGCTAACGAAGAATCAGTTCCATTCCATTCCGAGTTATCTAAATATGCTAAATCATTTTTCAATAGAGCCCATTTTCCTTCGTATACAGATGGAACTCCATAATATCTTCCTACCTCTCCGACAGCTGTTTTAATACTATTTCCAGTTTCTTGTTCCGGTTCAGCAAATAAAGGATTAGCTCTATTTCCTACATTTATTTCTCCACCTCTAGCATCATCACCTGCTAAATTTTCATATTTATATTCAAATCTCCCATTAGCACCAGGAGTATATATGTATGTGTTACCGATTAATTGAGTAGTTGAACCGTTTATTGTGAATCCAGCTATATTGTCTATTGTAGAATCTGATAAATTAAATTTATAAGTTTTGCCGTTTTTAAGAACTAATTGTCTGGATGCAAAGTCATTAATAAAAACATAACCATCTTGTACCTTTACACTGAAGTTAACAACGTCTGCTCCTAATTCATGAATTAAGAATCTAGAGGCTGAATCATTAGACGCCTCTGTGTTTAAAAATTTAAATTGACTTCCGTTGTCGTCGTTTTCTATTTTTGCATCATCTACATAATCAACATTTTGATCATGATACATGAACTCCATTAGAATGTCGTCATCTAGTCTTAAGAATTTGGATGATTGTGCCATTGTTTATTTATTATTTTAAAATCTAAGAAATTTAGGGGACCAGTATACTCCTATACCTATTGCAGGACCTGTACTTATAACCTGATTATTATTCAAATTAATTCCATACTGAAATCCGATACCAATAGACCACCCTGCTTTTTTCTCATATTTATTATTTAATCTATCGTTAACTAAGTTTATATTTTCTATATTAGTAAAAGTTACTCCCTTATATGGAGTTGTAATTTTAAGTATGTCAAATCCTTCTTCGTTGATTATCGCAGCACTTAATCCTATTCCCTGTACAATATCGAATCTTGATGAAAATAAATTATAATTTGTACTATCCCTTAAAATAGAGATACTTCCTTGGAATCTTCTCCAATTATATTTATCAAATTCATATTTGTCATCGACGTCTACTGTTATTGTATCTATATTGTTTATAGAATCAGTATCTACTGTTACAACTCCATTTGCGTTTATTATAGAGTCTTTTACGTTTAACGTTGTTGAAAGTAAACTATTAACATTTTCTAATTCGTTATTAATGTTTAATTGATTAGCATACTTAGAAACTAGTTTTTTATTGCTTTCAGTTAAAGTATTTACATCGTACTCAAAGGATCTTATACTAGAAACTAGTTCTTCATTTTTATTCTTTTCAATTATAATAGTATCTTGCGTTGCCTTATAATTATTAAGATTCCTATCAGAAACCTTCTGAACTTGTATAATTTCTCTTTTTAAGTTTTGGTTAGAGTTACACTGTTGTAAAAGACAGAACACCAAAATCGCAAGTCCTCCGAAAAGAATTGCGTTTTTGTAAAGTTTATATGTGTTTATTATATTCATATTTTTATATTATTAACATGGAGCCTTAGTATAATACCCGTTATATGTTACTGTTAAACTAGAATCAGAAGGATGTTCTATTGTAAAGCTTATAGGATTACTGAATGCGTTGTTATTAGTACATGGCATAACACTATTTAAAGTAATAATTCCATTTCCATTAGCATCAGGGGCACCTACTGTAATCGTAAAATACAAAGCCCAAGTACCCGCTACAACAGTAGGTGCTGCAGTATTTGGAGATATGTTATACGGTACGGTGTCGGAACCACTTCCTGCGCCTCCAACATAATCACTTACTAGAAAAGCAGCGGTGCCACTTGAGGTTGTAGTTAGAGCGTTTGGTGTGCCAAAATTTGGGTTGACCGTGGCTTGTGTATTGCGTTTATTATTTCCACCGAGCGGTTGTATATTACCAGGAGCATAATCCCAATAGTCCTGTTCTTGTCCATCTCCAACGGCATATAAATAGTGTCCTAATAGAAGTTTTATATTTTCGCCGGGGTTCGCATCACTATAATTTAGAATTTGATCAACCACAGATGAATCTAAAATAACTTTAAACTCAATTGTCTGGTATCTTCTAAACATAGTATCTTCTTGTCCATATCTCCATGCATGTACATTTAAGGCTCCATTCGATGGAGATGTAGCATTTGTACCACTAAGATTTACATCATATCCTCCTTGTGTTGCCATATATTTGTCAGTAGAAGGATTTCCCGTGTTTGTTTTAAAACCATAATAATAAGGTCCCTTTGGATTCGATGTAACTCCATTTGTTGTCTTTGCTCCCGTGTATTGAATTGCCGTCCAGTGATCAGATGTTTCATCATAAGAATATGGATCTAGGTATTGTACTGTATCATTGGCTGTAATATTTAAGCCGGGATATTGTGATTGAATCTCTGATATATTAAACGTATTCACTACAGGTAACAATACCTGATTTGCTGCCGAAATCCCGTCATTCGCAACAGGATCGATTGCAACCTGCATCGGCTGTGTATATATTCCCTTACGACTATTTAAAGGGTCTCCCGTCTGCCATTGTATTCCAGGTGGGTATATTGGTGTTCCGGTTTCGGTATCGTACCATTCATCTGTAGTAGATCCTTGTGGCGGGACGCTCGTTCTATATTTATCGTAGCATCCTTCAAACTTGCTTAATCCCATTCCGTATCCATTTTGGTTAGGGTGAGTAGATGTGCCACTATTTCCAAATGGACTCGCGTTCATGAAAGAAGAATATGGTGTCGTCGGTGTAGTAAATTCACTAGAATCCGGTAATTTTACGTAATAGCCCACAATGCCTTCATAATTAGCCATACCTGCCCATGACGAATGGGATAACTGGCTCCCAATAGGATTAGTAACGTTGTAATTGGGAGTCCCTGTATTTCCGTATATATCACCTACTATTGCGGTTCCGCTTCCAAATCCACCAACATACGCTAACATTGGATTTATAGTATACCAATCATAGGCATACCAAAAAACATCACCGGCGTAATAGACAGCTGATGCATCCCATTCACCTCTATCATTCCATTCACCTGTCACGAATAGAGGATCTGGTGGAGTATAGCTACCTCCCGTAGGTTGAGCGGGGTTCGGCAATCTATATTCATTCCAATTAACGAACCACGAATAGTGATAAAGCGATGCATATTGTGATTGTATTTGATTCTGTCCACTCGGGGCAACATAGTATGGTTTCGCCTTTACTTGAATTGTTAAAACGGCATCTTGTCCGTATACCAGCTCATTTTCTCCTATTATATTAACACCACTTGCGCTAAAATCTAATTCATCATCATCCAATATAAGGACTGGATCTATTCTGTTAATTAGATTTTTGGTCAGTCCGGGATATGTTAAGTTACTATCAAATGTGTCCATTCTCAATTGAGTGTTCACGAACTCAAACTGGCTATTAACAGGGGCTGATGATGGTTTGGCCCAGCTGTTCCAGCTATTATTGACTGCTAAAATATCAGCCTTGCCAGCGCTATAGAATCCAACTGAAACAGGTGGATGTGGCAAAACATTATACCATAGATCAATGTCTCCTAAATATATTAATTGAGGAGTTTTAATTACTTTATAGTCTGAACCTGGTCCCATTGGGGCCGTATGAAGCCATGCATTTGTTGAATCAACATCTATTGTATATGAAACCGTTGTAGCGTTTTGGCTAAATTCAAATTCGCCTCCTCCTAATAAATTAGGAGTTGCAACGCTAGGCGGTGAAGTTATCGAACCTATACTTGTTGAAAAATTAACTGAAAATGAATTTAAGTTAGGAACCGTATATTGCCTATCGTTATTTTTCCAAGTTTGGCCATTACATAAATACCATCCTTCATATTGTGTACCTGCAATTCCTCTTCCAACTGTGATATTTATTGTACTTGGATCAACATTTAAATCTATTGTTTGAGTTTGTGTAAAGTTACTAACGTCAATATATGTGTCATGATGAAAAGATATTATTGTTCCAACCGGAACACCTGCTCCTATTTCTACAGCTGTTTTAAAACCTATTGTCCCGTCAGTATCTAATGCTACCGCGATCTTATCTACATCCGGATCAATTGCCGGGGTTCCCGTTCCATTGTTAATTCTAAAAATACTACCAGTAAACACTGCATCGCTATTAGAAAGAAAGGATCCAGTAAATGTAGTTCCAACGATAGAATCCATTGACATCATTTCATTTCCATTGACATCGTTAATTATATACTTATCTGCATTCCATCTGTATTCTGAATTCTGGGTAGAATTGTTAAATTTAAATTCAAGTACACTCTTATCGGTTCCGGCAGCCAGGCCCGCTTCATGTGTTAGTATTATATCTAAATAGTCATTAAAATTTGCTTCAGCGAATAATCTAATATTGGAATTGTGATAGTTAGAATTCCTATTAATTAATAAAACACCATGTGAAAATGCGGACTGTTGTGCCGGGTCAGCATATTCGGCGTCATTGTTTGCTAATCCTAATATTATATTCGTGGGAGGATTATTGTTGGTTGATGTAACGTCATGAATAGGAATTATGGTTTTGACATTAAGGCTACCAATACTCCAGCTACCACCGGCTTTCCATAGAGATTCATTTGACTCATCAGCCGGTCCTTGTGTACCTTGTGTACCGAGTATACCCTGTGGGCCCTGATCTCCGGTAACACCTTGTAATCCCGTTTCACCAATATCTCCAGCGACTCCCATGGGTCCACCTCCATTGGCAACTAATTGATCAAAGTTATAATTAACCTTATCTAGCTTTTCCTGCTGCGTATCAGATTGTAAAATCTGCTTTAAATTAATAGGTATCGGCATTATTTAAATCTTTATTTATTTACTATATATCTTTAATTTCTAGAACCGGTTATTAACCAGATATTTTCTCTTCTTCAATGTTATGGCATAAAATACCGTCTGCTACATAGACATCTTCATTTTCGACATCAATCGAATATGTATTAACGTTTTTATTAACAGTTTCGTTTGATTCGACCCTTGTCCATTTTTCATTAACATATATCATGTCAGTTGTATCAATATAAAGAGCCTGTTTAAAGAATATTTCTCCATCTGGTCTTTTAATTAATATGGGGTGTTCGTTTGTTATTTTAGTTAATCCGTCATTAATATCCTGATAGTTCTTATAAGTTCCTTTTATTATTCTAACTATTTTAGCAGATGATTTAGGAGCTCTAAATTCCATTGCATTGGTTTTAAAATTTCTCCATTCACCACTATCGCTTAATCCCTTTATATCAAATGAATCTAATACATCTCCAACTTTTAAGTTTTCAACAAATTTAGTAGTTCCATTTACCATGCTAATTACAGTACCTTCAACATGACATGGATTAAACGATATATTTATGCTATCATCACTTGAGGAACTCAATAATTGGCTATAGGTGAAATCGACCGTTAACGTCTCCGTAGACCCGGTGAATCCGCCTAGTGTATTTACTGTTACGTAATCATCTCCAGCAGTATAAGAGGTATTCGAGGTATTAAGCCCAGCTGGATCTTCTACACTAAAGTTAGTATTATCTAGTGAAATTAAAGATATGTTTGTCACATTAAAGTAAATCTGGCCTGTGTCTATACCATTATAAGTTAAAGTATTACTAGAATTAGTATCATCCCAGTCAAATATAGGTAATCCATTTAGATTACCGGTGCTTGGGCATTCGACAGGTGTAAGTGCCGGAGCTGTACTATTCTGATTAACGGTCTTATAGTGTGGTCCGCTATAGTTTATTGTAGCATCTCCCGTCCAATCGGCTATTTTTAAACTAGAAGCAGTTCCCGGAATATATGTGTCGGATTTTACAAGCCTTAGGGGATATTCTCCCTTATCGTCATTAAACATAGAATTCGAGTATGATGATTGATCTTCTCTTACATATATTTGATTAGTACTCCAATCAATTTGTCCGTTTGATGAATTCGGTGTACCTATGCTACTAAGATTCGTAACAGCGTATGCACTCGTGTTATCACCAATCGAGAACATGTCAGAAGAAAAGAATATATCATTTCCTCCATTTGCTGTACATGCAGCAGATGTCGATCCACTACCCGAAGCAAGTGCAAGATCGTTAGTAGACCATGGCACATACTTACTCTTTATGACATCTCCTTTAAACTCATTTGCATTGGCTGACCAGTATTTCCTATATGCAAGGAAAAGACCAGCCGGTATAATTGTGCCAAGGTCGTCGGCGTATGACGCAGTATATGGTAAACTTCTATACCATCCATTCGTTAATTGATTTATAGTATTGCTCCCATTATTTTTTTTCCATATATGGGAAGTTGATTCATAATCTTGAAACTCAGTAGAAGTTACTCCAAAACTGGATCCTACATTTTCATGATTTATTATGCTATTAGAGATATAAACTTTTTGAAGATCCAGTGCTGCATCAGTATTATTTTCGACAACGGATTCCGGAACCGTTATGGTTTGCCCTCCTCCCTGTGCAATATTGAGAGATGCTAAAGTTCCATCAACACCATTCACGTCTTCGGTATAAAGCATCCAGCATTCTCTAGGTTCAGTTAGTAGAGGTGGTAATGGAGATATTCCAACACCATTAATATATTGTCTTGCATAACCCCATCCATTTGGTCCTCCGGAGTTTCTAGCTAACCATCCATCACTCAATTCTTGCCCGTTTTTATAACATCGTATATCACCCGCTGTGAAATTGCTATCAGTGTTCCAATAAGCATCTAATTGAGCGCCATCACTTGGAGCACCGTCGGCAGACCATTGTATTGTTTCTGGATCTAGTGTAGTTGCATATTGCATTGCAATATCTATGTTGGTATATGAACCTGATGCAACAGTATTTGTATCTATATCGCCCGTCATTGCATGATATTGTAAATCTATAGGGGAATAGCTATTATTGCTATCATAAGTACGCCATTCATGATCATATTTTTGTAAATATATTATACTAATTTGTTCTCCCATTATAATATGGTTATCATCAGTCGGCTCAGCCTCGGCGCTCATAAGAAATACCTCGGGAGAGGGACTACTGTTTGTATGTCCAATCGTGTTAGCTGAAAATCCCGGAGCAGGTCCTAGAGAACTAACTCCTCCTGAAAAAACTATGTTTCCATTGTAAGTTGTATCGCCACCCATTTCCAGGGTAGATATACCTCCTGTATTTCCAGGTATGTTCGTAATACTCCATGAAAATCCATTTAAGTTAGGGGTATCGTATTCTAGCTGTCCACCATCTCCCCATTTTTCACCATTACATAAATACCATCCGGCAAACCCTCCATCCGGTTTACCTGCTCCGAAATTTGTTCTGACATCATTATTGGTTGATAACGAATTAAATGACGTAATTGGATCTGCTAAATAAAAATTATCTTCACTAAAAAAAGTATTTCTAGGTATTCTTATTATTGATCCTATTGGTAATACCTGAAACATGCTTGAAACATTCTCCCATTCAACTGTTCCTTGTGTATCGATCGACTTTAATATTTTATTTAAAGAAGGGGAATGGTTCATGTATTTTATTTCTCCTACTTTAAATTCAATAGTATGTGATGGATTAGTAGATGCATCTACTGTAAGATTCCATTTAATATTAGAGTCTACTCCTAATATATTAGTAAAAACTTCCGAAGATCCAAAATTAAAAATATTATCACTATCGAATTTTATATGAAATTTATTAGAATTAAAAACCGTATTGTCGTGTGGTCCAATTCCTAAAAAAACACTGTCATTTGTGTTATTATTGGTATACGATTCTAATCCCATATCAAATGCTCTAGATAAATCATTATCCTGCATTAGTGTAATAGACTTTTGATCAGAAATTAGAGGAACGCTAGGTGATCCTGGATCTGTTGATGCAGGAGCTTCTGTTATAATATTAAGTGCTCCCGGTCCTTGGGCATTTACGGGACTTGTTGATGTTTCTTTATAATATGGACTTAATAAATCTCCATTTTGATCAACATGGGCAGAGGCACCTAATATAGATACAATGGTCCCGTTGAACGGTACCGATGGATAAATTAGTTTCTGGTCTGACGCTAACATGGCTGACTTCCATGTTCCACTTGATTCAGGGCCAATCATACCCTGTGGACCTTGAGGACCGTCAGGGCCTTGTGGACCTTGATCACCCTTTTCACCTTCGGCTCCATTTACACCTTCAATCCCAGTAGGACCAGATGGTCCTCCGTTTCTCATTAACTTAAAATTGAAATTAATTTTATCAAGTTTATCCTTTGACCACCATTCATTGCTGTTAGGATCTAGATCACTCTTGAAAAGTTCTTTGATTCTTATGTTCATGTTTTACGCAATTATTTTAGAATGGACTCTCAAATTATATCGATACCCTGGTTTTTTATTATATATTAATCTGAAATTTAAAGGCCTTTCAGCAAAACTTCTAATTTCAAAATTAGTAAGTTCAAAAAACCCATCAGATGTTATGTCATCTATGTCCGTTACGCTACTCAGTGTACTATATGGTGCAAGCGAATCTAAAGAATTGGATTTAATATATCCTGCCTTTTCAATTCCATATACCTTTATATAGTCTATTATAAATCTAGGAATGATATTCTCTTCAACATATATTGTAGTATCATCCTCTAGTGTTGTTTTATCTCCATATGAGTTTTCAGCAGTTGCATACTTCGAGTAATACGAAGTTATCTTTTCAGCTTTTAATTTCTTTACAACGGAATTAGCAATATAAAAGTCTATGTAAATTTTTTGCATATCTTCATATAAATATGCACCTTCATCTTCTTTTTCGTCGTATCTTATTAAATCTAGAGCTTGGAGAGAACTTACCGTTTTTAAATTATATGAAGTTATGTCATATTCGTTTTTAACTTTCATTATAGTTGATGCAAAGAAAGATCTTTCCTCTATAGGACTTAGCGTTCCATGAACTTCTTCTGACCTATTTGCACCATACGACCTTGTATAATAATCTCTAGAATATTTACTCTTAAATAGGTTTAAATCCTTTTTATCTATTGCTATTTCACCAATGAGAGGGTATAGCGGTAATTTATCTGATTCTTGGCTTAATTTAATAACCTCACCTCCTAGTTCATTTACTTTATGAAAGAAGAAGTTATTAATAATACCGTAATTTTCGTCAACTCCTAAATTAGAATTAAACATACAATTCACACCGGCAAGTCTATTATATTTTTTCATCTTATTTTCCTGTTCTTCATTTAAAGAATCATTATCATCTATGAATTTGTAATTTCCATAGGGTGATGAGAAAGTTATAATATCCTTAAACAGGGGGTTATAGCCACCGTTCATTCTTTTGAGAGTAGTGTAATATCCACCATCTTCTCTTGCTACAAGGGTATATCCTATTTCTTTATTATTTAATTTAAACGCCTTAGGTTTATTATCATCAATTTCAATATCTAATATAGATGTTTTAACAAATTCAACACCGCTTTGTATTTCTAAACAAAATTTTCCATATTCTATTTCTCCGTTTTCTAGAATAGTAGTGTATAAAATGTCTCTGTTTGTATTTATTCTATCTGCTAATCCGAATGAGGAAACATCTTGTAAGGTGTTGTTCCATGCTTTTTTACCACCGTTGAAATATGTTATTTCAGTATTATTTGGTATTGTCGATGGGGATGGATGGGCATTATTAGTATCTGCAAAATATTCACCATCTCCGTCTTGGCTCCATAAATATGGTTGTCCTTTGATAATTATCGTAGAATCGTCTATTACGGAAACAACCTGAATTGCCCATACGTCACCTGCATGTTCAAATAATACATAGGAATATTGTTCATCTATTTTAAAAATGTCTTGTGTAAATTTAGGAGCGTCTTCTCCAACGGATTGGACGGACGCTTCCATTGTAACACCTTCACCAGTGGCGCTAAATGTAGTTAAACCTGCAAACTCTAGGAAACCTCTAATACCGCTATCGCTGATCTCGCCGGCCGTTGTAATATCTTCTAAATTATACAATAGGTATCTGTCTATTTCTGTTACGTCGTTTTCCGGAATTTGTAAATCTATAAGAATACTAATAGTTTTGAATTTATTATTCTTTATAACCTCTATATTTACGCCTGCATTGTCTACATCATCATTTGAAGTATAGCTCAAAATTGTTGCAGTTTTAAAACCGTTTACATTTGATGAAGGTTTAAATGATATCGGTGTCTCAGATATAAATTCACTTCTGTCTTTATAAACATATCTTAATCCTTTAAAAACAGTAGAAGAAAAATTGAGAGAATCTCCTCCTTGCATTTTAGTATACATTACATGTGGAGTTGAATTAATCCAACTACCGATACTACCGATACTAGTAGAATGTGCACCTGTATAATTCAACATAGTTGAAAAATAATCAAATCCAATATCCTTTAAGTAAAGAGATAAATCCGAATACTGTGTTTTATCTCCAGTATAAACATAATCCATAAGCAATGGAATACTACTAGACTGTAATAGATAATTAGGAACATTGTGTATATAAAAATGCTCCATATTTAATTTTTCAGAAGATCTTTCTGAGAATTTAGTAATATCAGCTGAAAGGTTATTTACGCCAAATGCTTCGTTGCTATTTAAAATATATGCTAGATTTCTAGAATTGGTAGAATCCTTTAAATTAAACTTACATATAGTAGGTACTATTCTAGAATTAAGGCTGGTTTCCTTTAATGAATTCTCTTTCAGTCTATCATATTCATTAGTAATTTCTATATCTATATAATCCCTGTCGACTACATCATCCCTGATGACACTAGATAAAGATTTAAATTTAAATAAATCACTTGCAGTACCTGGTTTAAATATGAAGTCTTCATAGTTAAAATTAGATGTCCAGGTATAGTTAGTATTCGCTATCTCTCTAGTAGTTATTTTTGTAGTGTTATGCTCTTCAAGCCACTGGACTGTCATTACTTCAATCCAATTCACATCACCTACATTACCCACTACATCAATGCCCTTTACAAAGTCTCCCTTTTTGATAAATGGTGTCGCATCCATTCCTCCTATTAGTATGTATGGATTTACTCCATCGAATGTATATCCGTTAGCTCCGGCACTGAACACCGTTACGCTAGTTGCTGATGAAACTCCAAATGAAGATTCATCATTCTTATATTGCATACTTTCTAGATCTAGGAAATCAGTCCTGGCATTTGAAGTATCGTAAAAATCAAAATTAAAATCTTTAAAATCATATGCAGAAAACTTTCCGAATGGAGTGTCGTATTTTTCATAACATGTAAGTACATTATCCATAGAGAAAATTATAGGTTTTTCAAAAATAACTCTAAAATTTTCAGAATAAGGATCTTTTACTATTTCTATGATTCTAACATACCTATCTTTATTAAGTTCCTTCACAAAATAACCTACTTCTAAATTTCCTATTTCATTAGCAGCCACCAATACACCCTGGTTAACAGAACATCCACCTGTCATTGTGTAAATATCATAATCTCCTATTAATAAACCTCCGCTGACCGTTCCTCCTTCATTTACAAAATCATTGTACTTTTTAGAAAATACAACATTGGCATCGGTTGAACTCTGCATGTTAATAAATGTGTAAGGATTAGAGGAGTTAATTCCTAACACAGTAGTATTCTTATTTCTTCCCTGCGAATAGTCATCTATGATCACCCTGTTCTTTCTGGAACTAGCCATATATGGTATAACTTCAGCATTTCTAATGGCAGCTGAAAGTGCAGCTGCTACCTGTGAAGTATTTCCAAGGGATGAATATCTATTTTCTTGATAAGTTCCAATTGGAAGTGTATCATCTGCTATTAAAACAAAATCACCTAGATTAAAGTTCTCAATGCTTATTTCTAATAAATCTCCTAAAAATATCTTGTCATTATCAGAAGGAGTATTTATTATATCTAATTCTATAAACCCGTTGAATGAATTCTTACTTAACACTGGTGTGTTAAATTCAGTTATGTTTTTATTTACAAAAATCGAAGAATCACCAGTGTATGAGGTTAATATTTGATTTTTTGCTATTCTAGTTTTTCTAAATCTATTTAAAATATTATGATAATTGCTATTAATATCTTTAACCCAACCTAATATAGGCTGTGTATATTCATATGTGGTAGGTAATCTATCTAAAAGATCAGTTGAGGCATTAGTCGGGTCTATATTTAAATATCCTAAAGAATTAACTGAATCAACGACGACGCTCCCTTCGAAATGTTCATCTACGAATATTCCAAAATATCTATAGATATTATAATCATCAGCCTCGTTATCATCAAATAAAAACTCTAGATTAATTATATTGTGAGAAACAATTCCGTTTCTCTCAAAGCTAGATGTTAAGGTGTTGTTAGCTAAAATTTCAGGAAGATCTTCTTTAATATAGTCATCGTCTATGTAGTCTGCTTTTTCTGAAAATCCACCTATCATCACGTCTATTCCATTAAAGGAAGTAGGATCATCTAACTCAAAGTTAAAATCAATATGTGAAGTAGGTAACAAAGGATCAAGTACATGGCTATTTAAATATCTTCCTAATTTAGAATTATTAGTCATGTCATACGATTTTATTAAAGTCGCATTAGATAACATTTCTTGAATTCTAGAATTCTGACCAGTGGCTCCTTCTAGCGTTTGCTCTTTAAAGTCTACATCCTTAATTCTATAAATTACAAACTTTTCAGGAACATTGCCCTCTAACCATATTGGTGCAAATATTCTATACTGTTCGTCATAGACTTTAGTGTAATTAAAAGAGGCACCATAGTTGTATAAATTTTCATATTGTGCAGAATAATCTGCAGAAATACCTAAGTCTGTAAATTCTCTACCAACCTGATATCTTTCATCCTTGCTTAATCTTCCGTAAAATTGAGCAATATCTCTACAATATTCGCCTGAATCTGAGATAGGATATTTCTGATATTCGGATTGTGCTAGGGTTCTACTAGCCTTGATAGAGCTTAAATAGATATCTCCACCTTCGTCAGTAATTAACTTAACATTAGAGGTTAACTTAGGGTTAGTTCTTAATAGGGCAAATGACCTACTTTTATCTGAACTACCCTCTATATTGTTGTTAATAATTTTCGCCATTTATAAATAGACTCTATTTTTGTTAGAGTATATATCTTGCTTATTTAAGGCGAGATATTACCTATATGGGCGAGCATCGAAATCGTATAGTTGAGATGAACTAAAATCATTATATCCGCTGAAGAATCTTCTTCTATTCCACCACCAGTTACCACCGCTGTTTGAATTTCTATAGTTAGCCAACATCACTTTGTTGATACTATTTTTATTTGTTCCAACGGCTCTGTATTTAGCGTAAACTTCTATATCGAAACTGAATTCAGCTTTATATGAATCTATGATGTCTAGCCCTATTTTCTTTGAATATGTTAAATTGCTAAATGAATTTCCATATATTCCAGCAACTCTACCTTTACCTGATTTATCTTTCCCAAAGAAATCCGTCATTCTGTATTGAAACACCATATCAACTGATACTGCATTTTGACTTCCTCCTTCTACGAGTTTCTTACCGTATTTAGTAGGTCCATCTACTGATAGGCTTTCCTGGTTAATAGGGGAAAGATATAAGAAAGATCCGCATGAAAGACCACCTAGTAAAAATTGATCTTCTTCCGTAAACGAATTTTTTATAGACTTTCGAGCAACCACTGTACCTGTGTGATCTAAGGGACCAGACTCATCTCCATTTCTAAATGTAACTGTTAGAGGCTGATATGCAGTTTGAACAGTACCGTCTTTATCATTAGATCTTTTAACTGCGTACTTAGGCATTGATACTTGTCCGGTTGTTATTATATCCTCTAATAATGCATTTACGTTTTCATCTTCACTTATTAGGGGGTGGAATTTAGATAGAAAAAGACCAGAATCATATTTAGCTGCGGTTATTGCAGAAATATCAACAACATCAGGAACATTGGTCGTTGAGTTGGGGCCTGTTAATAGGTTATATGTTCCATTCCATATAAAATCGGCTGTTGTGTCACCAAGATCGGCGGCAGTTGCAGCATATCCTGGAAATTCAACACTGGTAAAATCTCTTAAGTGCTCTCTATCTGTTATATCACCTATAGCATTATTAATATTATGTGTAAATGATAATCCATATTCTGAACTAGTCACTCCTGTTAGATTTGATTCTCTAGCAGTATCCGTATCCGGATTTACAGTTGAATAAAGATTTCCTTTACTAGCTACATTTATAAATCTGGAATAAATGAATTGTCCATTTAATTGAGATGATTGATCAGGCGCAGCTGCAAAATGATTATATGAATTTCCGTCTCCGACTAAATTCTGATAAACTACAGGAACTAAGTCATATTGAGCCTCTGTCATATAATACGTATCGTTAGATACCTTTGTGTCTACTGCGGCATCCGCCTCAGCTTTCTGGTTACCTGTCTCTAGATCTATTATACCCAATCCGAACTCCTGTTGAGTCGAAGATACGTAGGCAGGTTGCTTAAGATCTCCGTTAATTCTTGCACATAATTCTAAATCAGATGCTTTGGTATTGTGAAGTTCTACTCTATAATTTTTAGTAACAATATATCCTTTGGTTTCATCGGTAGGAGCTTCATCTACATAATATCCTGCGAATATTTTAGCAGTGGAGTTATTTTTAACTAGAGTTACTTCACCATCTTCATCGACGATCTTGATTTGTAATTCTCCAACGGCACCTTCAACTTTAGCTTGTAATCTTTCTAATTGATTTTGTAATTCTAATAATTTATCATAAACGCTAATAGGATTCTGTTCTCCAGTTAAGAAACCAGAAGCTAAAGAATCAGCAGCATGTGCATAATAAGTATCTCCTGCCGTAAACCCTGTATCAAGGTGTGCAAATAATCCCTGTGATTCTAAATCATCATTTATTTCAACCTTAACATTATCTAAATCATTTTGATTTACTAGGGTGTTTGCTCCGTCCGTTGCTATTTCTCCATCAGGGAAAGGAATAGTAATAATATCTGACCATTCTGATTCTACTGGAGTTTGTGGGAAACCTGCTTCAGAAACAGATTTTATCATCATCTCTATTTTTTCACCAGGTTGAATAGATAAATCTATTGAGTTAAAATTAATAGCTTGTGAATCTTCTTCAGATTCTATAATCCATCTATATCCGCCATCTGCTTGTTTTTCTCTTTTTCTAATAGGGCCTTTAACTTCAACCCAGTTTGAGAATGCAGCTGTTTTCTTATTAAATTTAATCTGCTCTATTACTGATGTTTTCCCAGTAGAAGAAACATATCTATATCGAGAAATAAACTGAACTACTTCCTGTGAAATTTCATCTCCAACTCTTTTAGCATCTGGAATAGACCAAAAACCTCTTACCCTATATTTAGGATTGACTTTAGGTAATTCATTTGATTCTGCAATAGCTTTAATTTGACTAACGCTAGAAGAAAACACCTTTGTTTCAGATGCCTTTTCTCTAATCATAGAAGATAATTCGTTTTTCTCTCTATTTCTTTCTATTTTAGATGAAAACTTCTTAGTAGCAATTAACTTTCTTTTCTTTTGAATAGTAGTATCGAGCTTCTTAATTACTTCCTTGGCTTTAAGTTTATCGGCCTTAATCTTTTTTACCTGTGTAACTGCTGAATTCTGCGTAAGGTGTTTATTAATTTGTGTTACTTTAAAGTTATCTACTTCTACAATCGGCGCATCTGGTATAAGACCTTCTGATGCAGGTGGAATGTAATCAACTTTAAGTGCTTTAATAAATTGACCAAAGTCAGCAACTTCTTCTTTATAATATTTAGCAAGTGTAGTAACTATACCATCTTCATTTTGAATAGTAAGTTCATTCGAAAAGAATGCAACACCCGGTGAGAAATCAGTAGCTGGTAATTTAGAAATAGGATCAATTGGTTTAACAAAAACAACCTGTCTTTCATTAAATCCAACCTTAACTTCTATAGAAACAGAAGCATCAATATCTTTGTAAATAGCTAGGGCGTTCGCTGCTATTTTAATTGGTGAATAACCTTCTAAAAGAGATAGTTCAACTTGTGTAGTTGAAGAATCAATAGAGGTTACTCTATATCTTGTATTATATTCGGATGTGTTTACTACTAATGAATCTCCAATTTTTAGAGTTTCAGTATCTTTCATCTCTTTATCAGAGTCCGAATATGTTAATTTATTTAAGGTATAAACCTTTACTGTTTTAGTTTGACTAACTCCGTCTATTAACTGTGTTTTCTCAACATTTTCTACCTTTAATACATCTAATTGTCCATTATATTGAATAGATCTTATCGGCATATCTACCGTTTCAGCGTCTATTCTATATGTTAAACCACCTTCTTTAATTCTAGAAATAAATTTAGAATAATCAATATCGTTAGAACCTTTATAAATTTCATCAAATGATTCAGTAGAAGCTAGGTCTTCATGATTAAATATAAATCTTTCAGTATACACTCTCTCAGTATCTACTGGAATTTGTCCTTTAACATCTAAGCTAATAGTTAACAAAGGATTTAAGAAATCTTCAAAGAAATCATTTAATTGAGTATTAAATTCCTTAGGAGTCGCTAATGATTTTATAGGTAACGAAGGTCCCTTTAATTTAGAAGTGTGTATTTTTCTATAAGAACCATCTTTAAGTTTTACATTTGCACTAGAAGTATCTAAACCACTTATCGCGGTTAGATTTTTATCAATTCTTTCGATTTCTCTTTTCAAAAATCCAAATGCAGGAATTTGAATCGCGGTCATTTCTCCGGTGCGACTATCAAATAGATCTATTGTAACCGTTTCTTTGTCGGTTGAAATTGCCTCATTGATACGTTCGAAAGTTTCTAGTGAATTAGTATTTAATTCTAGAAACTGTTCGAGTAAATGTGATATAGAATTGCTAGCGCTCATATTATCTTAAGATATCGTATTCAAACGTTTTATTTACTGGATCTACACATACTATTTCTATATATGGTTTATTAGATAATAAATCCGATAAAGAAATAGAAAGTTTTTGCGACCATCCATTACTCTTATCAGTCCACAACGTTATATAATGTGTTGATAAGTTTTTTATTTTATTTTTAAAAGTTACTCTAACTACTTGGCCTTTTTTCCAACTTGTTATTGTATCATCTAAGTATATATTCAGATTAGAATCAAATCCCTGTGATTGGTCTGTATAAATTCTAACTAAGTTATCAAATTCTTTAAGTCTTTGCCATACTGCCTTTGTTCCAGCCTCATCCGGTAAAAACATAGAATCAGCAGATAACTCTCTTTCATTAGTAGAAGTTACGGTATCATAGACATAAGCTTGTCCTAAAGAATATCCATAATTAACACAACTAATTTTAACTTTACCGTTACTTGATTTATCAATAGACACTCCTGGATTACCTGATTCCAGAACGTCTGTATTATATTGTATCTCTGCTGGAACTTCACCAGAAATAACCTGATTTAATCTAGAGTTAGTGTTTGTTATTAGATCTAAAAGACTTCTTTCATCTTGGAAATTAATAGTGGCATTTTCAACATCTTTTTCTATACCATCTAATCTTTTAGCAATTCCCTGTAAACTCTCAGAACTTAAAAAGAAACTTTCTAACATTTCAACTTTTTTAGAAATACTATTATATCTTTTATTAGCATCTTTTAATAATTGAACTGCATTTTCTAGAGCACTTGTGGTGTCTAAGAAAATATCCATTGAGAAAGTAGAATAATCATTAACATTCTTTTCTATTCCTACATTATCTAGTGCTGAATTAAATTTAAGATTTAATTTAAGAGCAAACGCATTACCATTAAGACCTGTAACCTCATTCGGTTTGTATTTTGTCAATTCAGGAATATACCATCCATCGTTAGATGTATCTTCTTTCCAGTTATCTAATAAAATTATACCATATAAGTTAGTAGCTTTATTCCCGATGTTAGACTTAGAATATATGTCATAATATACTAGAATAGCATTGAATCTAAAATCTCCACCTCGCTTAGAGTAATCTAATACTGAGCTTAATTTAGGATCATTTATTATTTTTGAATATGCACTTGTATTGAAATCAATTCCAAATGTTGGAATTTCATTTTCGTCAGTATTGTAAGTTCCGTCTGATTGATCAGCATAGGACTCTAAATTTAAGAAAGGATCTGGATGAATATCATCACTATTTCTTCCTTCGATTTCTGAACCAGGTACAAACTTAATATTATTAGTATTAAATTTAGAAGTTTCTAATAAAACTTCAGGTGTATATCCTACCGAAGAAGGAACATTAACGAATATTTCGTTATATTGTTGTCCTTTATAATTCTTGTCATTAGTTACATCGATATTTCCAATGTATTTTATAACTTGGCTATATTCAGAACCTGCTTGAGTAGAATCATCTAGCTCTATCATTCTAGAATATCCTGTTGAAACCTCTTGTGAAGTCGCAGCTCTTACTCTTATCGCATTGATATGATATAGGTATTTAAAGAATATTTTTTCTGCATCACTTTGAAATAAAACATCATCAAAATCGTCATTAGCCTCTGGGTTAAGAAGCATGTTCTCTAAATTAAGAGCATAGCTTTGAAAGGTCTGGGCGAAATGTACATTACCGTTACCGTCGTATGTAGTATCATCATAATTATCTGGTACAGCTCCAGCCACTGCAGGGCCTCCTTCAAATAACCTCGTATAGTTAATATAGTTAGGTCCTGATTGAGGGTCATTAGAATCACTTTGAATAGAATCAGCATATACTGGCAAGTCAAGTAATGCAAATTTTGAGAATTCAAAATTAACGTCCGGGTTATAATATGCACGTGTCAAATCCCTTGCTGCATTAGCAAAGGCATACATTGTGCCTCCCTGTTCTTGTGGAATCCTTATTAGCGGTGTAGCCATCTAATTAATTTTTATTTTTTATTACGAAATTACAGCGTTATATACAGCTGCTATATACCATTTCTGTGACAAATCTCCTATTAAACTAACACTACCATTCTGTGCAATTTGAATATCAGTAGGAACTCCGTTTACCATTGCTCCGTCTATATCAAATGCATTTGATGCGATTAGTGTTAATAGTTGACCAGGTGCAGATGCTCCTAGTGTTACTGTGCTACCTGCTGTACCTGTAAAGATATATGAACCCAGTGCCGGTGTGCCTGTTGGAAGAGTAACAGTATCTGCTATAGAAACCTGTAATGATTTTTCCAAAAGAACATTTTCTTTAAACGTAGCTTCAACTGATGCTTCTAATGAAGATGCAGTTACGTTGAATGTAGTTAAAGAACCAGTGTTTAAAGACAGTGTACCTGCCGTAATAGCTCCAGTTAAAGATAACGTAGAACTTGTCGTGTCTAGAACATTTGCAATTAATCCTAATTCATCATTTACGTTATCAAAATTGTTATTGATAGTAAGTCTTGAAGAAGAAAGAGAATGCGTTCCTAAAATTGTTGTAATACTTGCCATTTTATTTAATTGTTAAGATGTTTTTTCTTGTTATGTTTTTATTTCCGTTCAAATCAGTTAATTCAAGCTCAATAGTATATTCTCCCTTAGTGTCAAATAAGTATGTCAGCCACTGATTATCATAATATATATCTTCTTTTTTTACACTATTATTTATCAATCGCCATTTCTGATCCGTTATACCTGGTATTTTAGTCAAGTCATATGAAAAAGTCATGTGATTTAATAGATTTATAGTGCTATGATCGTCTATTACATAGGAGTCATTAAAGCTAGGATTGTATGCTTGATATTTAACAAAACTAGCTGGATCTATAGTTCCCGTTGTTGTCGTAGCTTCATGAAAATCATATACTTGATTAGGTTGCTTAGATACAACTAACATGTATGTGCATTCGTCCACTCCATCAATTCCAGTAGATACATTTCCATCAGAATCAAAATAAATTGGATTCCAATTAAATTTAGTAAAAATAGGGTATTGATTTGGATTTAAATTGTTTAACTCTTGCTGTAAACTATTCCATGCAGTTAAATCTAATACGTTCGTAGGATATAATGTAGTCGGTGTATACGATTCCATTATTTCTAGATCAGTATATGGATCTATTTGAGAAAGAGTTATAGTTCCGTTTAAGTCTCCATTTAATTCAAATTTAAAAGAAGAATTTAAATCAGGTCCGACTCTAGTTTGATCCCAGCATATTTCAGGGCCATCGTTCCATACCTGTTTTCTTAATGATTTCCATTGATATGGTCCTGTTGTTTCATTAAATCCAGTTGGAGTTGTAGAATCTGCAAATCTTCTTACTATTGAAAATTCTTTGCCGTCTTCATCTTCATGTAAATAATTAGCCCTATCAAGGGTTAGGTAATATGTAGCAATACTTTCTTCAACAGTGTTTAGGTTTTCTCTACCCCATTCCCATGAAGAACCTGCTTCGTCCCATTGATACTTATAATTCGCCCAATCTAATTCAGGTGTAAGTTTCTGATACATTCCATACACTTCAACATTCTTAGATTTAACAGTTATCTTTTCATTGTGGCTAATACTTCTTACATTATATAAATCCCAAAAAGCAACATCAATTGTATACTCACCGGTATACGGAAGTATTATTGGCAATGTATACCAATCATCAATAGATCCTCTAATAGATTTAGAGTAACCCCTAGGACCTTTAATTATCCATTCAATTTCATATACACTTCTTTTCCACCAATCATCCCATGTTAAATAAGGATCCTGTAAAGTGGTTTGGCCGTCAGAATGTAAAACATTAGCATCGTCATCAGTATCATTTGCATCAATAAACGTAAACTCGGCATCATCCCATGTATCTTTAAGGGAAGTTCCTGTTAAAATAATAGGAGCTCCTATTGGAATTCCTGCCATTGTATTATGCGAAGACATATCTTCATCATGCCATTCTGTATAAAAGGATCTAATAGAATCTTCCAGTTCATTTCTTTCTGTTTTATTAAAAACTTCTATTTTCTGATTACGACCTTCTAACCTATAGTCTACTTTTCTAAGATCTTCTATATAAATAGATTTAACATCCGGAAAAATATCATAATGGACATCATGTCCTGCAAATTGTGCATGTATTTGGTGTTGATTATTCCAAACTCTCTGATTTACTCCGTCGAAGTAATCACCTTCCGCTGTGATATCTACAATCTTTGCGTTAAGCGGTAAATATTCTCTTTGTAGTTTACGCTTTAAAGCATATAATTTTATTAAGATTTCATCAGGTGAAAAGTCAGATATTTCTTCCACTTCCGGTAAATCAAATTCATTTAATTTTCCAGTCGGAACATTCAATCTATATGCTAATGAAAATCTAGAAGTTTTCTTTTGATTAGAATTAGGAAGATTAGTATTCTTACTTTTCTTTGCTAAAAAACCAACTTCAGTTTGATTAGCAACAGGAACTACCATCATTTTTCCAAATCCTTCAGACTTTTCATTTATATTTAACCAATATTCTCTAAGACTTACGTTACTATATCCAAAGAAATCTATAATACCTAATAGAGCTTTATATGTTCCTATAAAGGGTTTAATAGTAGAAGCCTGTAATAAGAGCTCTTTTCTTTTTCTATTTAATAACTTATAATCTACTCCAAGATCTTTAATATCAGAATCTCTAAATATTAAATAGTCCATTTCGTCTAGATTTAAAGCCATGTTAGTTAAAAGATCTTTCAATCTTTCATCTTCTGCTACTACTTCACCATACACTTTAATTTCTGCAACCTTTACCTTGTTACTATTTTCAGTTGCATACACGTTCAGTGTTCTAATGTGAAAACCTTCTTTATCTGAACTTAATGCCATATTAGCAAGACAGGCTTGGGGTTGTATTGCCGCTGAATTCAGTGGAACTATCTTGAAACCTTCCGAATCTATTCCAGTATAAAAGCTATTATCTCTCATTTTCGAAACCTGGGAAGAATCTACTATTACCTCGTATTCTCCGTTTTTCATGATTCCACTGTAGAGGAAAATGTCATCACTATCTCCATATTCTGAAACAAATTCAAATTTTAGAGAATTGATATCGGAATCGACCGATATAGGATGTACGAACCTTTGATTATCTAATTCATCTCTAACTTCTTCTAGCGCATATAAATTTATGGTTTCATAAAGGCCTGTTGATATTTCAGGTAGAAATATAGTGCCCTTAGAATAACCTAAAACATTGTCGTAAGTTAAATTTAATTCGTTAGAATTATTATCAAAGAATCTAAGATTTTGATATGACATTATTATCTAATTTTTTTATCATCTTTTTTCATAGTGTAAGATTTGTAAATTTTTAAATAGTTTACAGAATCTACCCAATCGGCAATCGTATCTTGAATAAGATTAATAAAGTCGTTCATTTGATTATTTCTCCAAATATGTGAAGATATTGAATTTTTCAAAATATTACTCCTGTAATCATTTCCTAAGTTTTTTCTATCATCGAACGCATTTTCTCTGACAGAATATAATCTTTTCTTTCTACTTTTAAAAAGGTTACTAAAAATACTCATTATATAGCTTTTCTATTTTTAGCTTGAATCTTTGCAAACACAGTGTTCTTTACTGCAGGTTCATCGAAGTAAATAGACAGTGCTGCCATTTCTCCTGTTTTCACCTCATCAGCTACCATTATATTTTTTCTATCTCGCCAACCTCCTCTGAATAGAGCTACTTCTTCTTTTTCAAGAATAATATCTCCAAATGAATCTAAATTAATTACATTTTCTGGAAGAGCAGCGTCTTTTTCAAAGTTAACCTGTGATGAAGTTACTCTTCTTTTAAAGAATACCATTTTTTGTTTACCATTACCGATATCTTCTAGTAGGGGTGTTGACGGTGTTACGGTTACTGTATTAGATGTATAATACCCTAGTCTTCTAGCTGTTTCTTCTTTTTCAGAAGTAAATTTAACGTTAACTGAGTCTATACCTTCAATACCTTCAACAATTGCAACAATATCAGACTTTGGTAATCTATCTCTTCTCGTAATGTTAATTAAATATTCTGCTACCTTAGATCTGATTTCAGTTGAAAGATTAGCTTTGTGATATCCTTCAAAATATCTTACCTTAATATCCATTCTAAAATATTGTGGAGATGGATCTACGATTTTGACTTCAGTTGTTACCATTTGTCTTCCTGATTTTTCTAATAATCCCATAATTCCTTCTTTTTCTATTTCAGTAAAAAAGAATTCAGAAGTGTCTAAGCTAAAATAATCTTTATTGTTTTGTAATTTCTTAAGAGTATTAGGTAACATAAAAAGATAGATAACGTTATCATCGTCTAAATATCCATCATCAGTAGTATTATATGCATCTAAATATGAAAACATACCGTACCTTGAAAGAAAGTGTTCATAATTATCAGGCGTTGCTAATACAAATGAATGTGACTGTAGCGGTGCTATTAACTTTGTTAGTTCAATATCTTCAGGGTTTGCTCCCATTTTAGGAGCAACTGTAAATTCAGATTCTAATAATTCATTAAGGTCATGTGTATTTCCTAATGAATCCGTTCCTTCTGTTTTAAATTCAAAGGATAAATCAGCTCTACCGTTTAGGTTACCCATCGTACCGCCTATTTTTAAATATTCAATTTCGATCGAGGCACCTGTTTGTGGAATTTCTCCAAAAGAACCGTTACCAAAATAAAGATCTAATCCTCCGGTTATTCCCGTTTTTACTATATAGCCATTAGTTCCTTTTTTCATGTCATATAGGGAATCATACTTAGTCCATAGATTTGAATTAATCTTAACACGGATTTGACCATGGTCTATCATGTGTTTAGTTATAACGTTAAAGGATTGGAATGCCTCTCCAGTTGACGTTAATGTTTGAGATTCATATTCTCCTTGAATTACAGGAATGTAAATATAATTTGAGTTTGATTTTTCTAATCTAAATTGGTCGTTACTTGTTCTCAGAGTGTATTTAAGACCATTGTCTTTGCATTCTATAATAGCATTAGATGGAATGTTTAAAGCATCTCCTGCAATATCATCTAATCCCTGTACACCTAATCTTAGTTTTAATTCACCCGAAGCGGCAGCTCCTCTAAATGAATCATGCCCTGCCAATCTTGCAAGACCATATATTGATTCCGGGTTTTGGGCAGTAAGAATATTTTGCTCTACTGTCGAATCTTCAATGTAGAAGAATATTAGTCTCCCTATTTCTGAAATAACATCTAGTATTTGTGAAAATGGAGAAGCTGATGTAAATGCTCCTTCCACTTCACCATATATCCTACCTATATAGGACCTGATGTCGTCAATCATTTCTCCAGCCTTTATTCTGGAAGTTGATAAAAATTTGTTATCTGCCATGTTTATTTTTAGTTTTATTATACATAGACCCCGAGTTGATATCTATTATCGATTCGTATATCCACGAACACCGCATGCCTATCGATTTCTTTTGTGAAATCAACATCAACAGTTACATTAAATTTTCTAGCTAAAGGAACGTATTTGTAAATTTGCTCAGCTACTACTTTTTTTAATAAGTAATCATTATAACTTAAAGAATATACATAGTCTTCTAGGTTCGCACCAAATTCCGGATCACCTAGAACATCTCCTCTTCTTGTGAAAAGAACTGTTTCTATCTGTGTCATTAGCCTACCTAATTCAGAGCTAATCTCTAATTTAGTTGGATCAAATCCAGGGTCACCTTTTGCTTTTATATAAAATTCCATTTAACTATATATTCCATTAAGAATGCATCATCCAATCAGTGCCTTCATCTGTTTTTATTTCTTCAATAACCGCCTCTAGTTCTCCTTCACCTAAACCTTGAATTGCATCGGCATTAACTTCAATATTTCCAGGTAAAGCAAAGCCGAATATACTTAACTTTTGTCCTAATGAAATTTTAATCTTTGCAGCACAGTATCTAAAGAATGCTTCATCTTCAAACAATGCACACTCTGGAATTGTTTCATATACTTCTAATATAATATCTCTGTTAGGAGTTTCTCCAGTAAATTTAATCTCATGTGTTAATTGATTATAGTGAAAGCCAATAGGGTTTTCTAGAATTTGTCTAGCCATATCGAAGAAACTTTCATTAACTACATAATATTGTAGGTTTTCCGCAGCATCTACTACACCATCTCCACCGAACATCCCAGTATACATCATTCTCTCAATAGCAAAATCACCTTGTGAAAACCTAATATCTGTTCCACCTGCATACTTTGATCCTGTTTCGAAACACCCATACACTGAATAAACTTCTCCACCTCCAGTAACTGGATCCATTGTTGGAAGAGTAAAGCATCTTCTAGATTTAAAAAGATTAGAATTAAAAAGTTCTTTAGGTAAAACCATAAAGTTCTCTTTCATCGAATACTCGTAATTCTTATAGAACCATTTCTTTGCTCTTTTAACAATATTTTGAACTTCTGCCTTTGGAAGATTCATAGGAATCATACATGATCCTGTTACTTCTGATGCCAGTTCATTCACAAAATCATTAAAGCATTTGTTGCCATCAGTATCCCAGGTTGGCTTGTTTAAATTGCCATCATTACCTATTATATTATCACTCATTTTATTTTAGTTATTTTTAAACTTCTGTGTAAAGTATTTTTTCAGTGTTGTCAAACCTTGCAGTTCTTTTATCGTATTTACCCTCTCTAAATATACCACCTTGCATACTACCTTTCATTATCCCATTTCCGTATATATAACAGTCCTTTAAAACACATGACTGATGAACGTAAGAACTTTCTAATTTAGATGAATTTAATTGAGTAGATTGATAGAAATTACATGTGTGTATATCTGATCCATTTACATCACATCCAAAGAAATCACAGTTTGTAAATTCTCCTCTTAGAGAACATCTTATAAACTCATAGCCTTCTAATTCTACACAATAGGATAACCTACCGCTTTCTACTTGAATAGTTCCATTATCTGCATCATAGTTAATATGTCCTTTAGTTAATTCACCATGTGTAAATAATCTAAGAACTCTTTCTCTAATATTAGGCCAGTGTAAATCTATTATCTTTTCATTATCATTCAGATCAACAGTTAATTTAACATCTTGATTCCAACTTGTATTAATCGATCTCCAATCTTTTCTAGCCTTTATAATTCTTTCATTCTCCGCAAGAATTTTTCTAAGCTCTATTGAATTAAGATTATTGAAGTTAACTCCGGACGTGCTATTCCACAGCTGAGTTATAAAAAGATCTAGCATCTGTAGAATCTTAGAAGTTTTCTTTTCCCAATCTTCTCCACCTAGATATCTGAATTCTAAATAATTTTTATGTCTCTTTTCAAAGTTAATTCCATAATATTTAGAATCAGGATATACGAAATTACTAGGAGTAATATTTGCTCCGTCAAAGAAATAGGTATCTGATTTAGGTAAAATGAATTTAATTGATTTTGCGTATGCAGAATCTTTTCTTTCTGGGAAAAACTTAAAGACTTGACTTTCTTTAAAATCTAAAATAAATTTAAGAACATTCATTTTAGATATTCTGTGCTTATTCTCTATTTTATCAGTATCGAAAGAAAGGTTTAAGTGAATAGAACTTCTATCATTAGTATACCCATTCTCTTCTATCCATTTACATACTTTAATAATCATCATCCTTGCAGCATAATATGGTTGTGCACCTGTTACAAGTTCCATTAGTTTTTCACCTCCTGACATATCAGGTTCGATTTTAAACTCATCTCTTGTAACTTCAAAATCACTATGTGCCTTTGCTTCTACTCTAATCTTTTTACCTAAAAGACCCGCTAATTCCTTAGCAGTCGTATCGATATCCTTATTAGAATAAAATTCAAATTCAACACCTACCAGTGCGTTCTTTAATATGTCTGAATTATTAATATTATTCATTTACGTAATTATATAACTTAAGTTGGTTTATATATCTCTGTTAGATACACTATAACGTGAAAAAGCCCGAGTGATCGGGCTCTTTCAACTAAATTATAGATTTGATTATAGTTTAAGAAATACTTTTCTAGTATCTTCTTCAACTCTGATTACTTGGACTGTAATATCTGCTCCTTTCGATATGTCTTTAATTTCTATATTATCAGGGAATTCAGATATATGTAAGAGGCCTACTACACCTTCTTCTATTTCTACAAATAGACCATAATCTTTGGTAGATTTTACAGTTCCTACTACTTCAGTTTTCTTAGTGTATCTTTCGGAAATACCTTCCCACGGATCTACTTTCTTTTCAGCAGGAGAACCCTGGACCAGTGTAATTTTTCTTTCATTAATAACTTCCTTGACGTAGAATTTAATCTCTGTCCCTGGCTCTAAAGATCTGTCTCTATGTGCCTTTGCAGTTTCAGTGTCCAGGTCATTAACATGAATCATACCAGTTAAGCATCCTTCGAATTCAACGAATACACCGTATTTTGCAGAACCAGTAACATGTCCTGTTCTTTCGGTTGCAGTTTCTTCCTGTATCACTTTAAGCGTATTAGGAATAAGAGCTCTTAGGTATGCTCTGTGAGAAACTACAACAGTTCCTTTTTCTTCTGAAAAACTTACAGGTACTACATACATTTCAGTGTCAATTATTGATTCAAAGTCGTGTAATTTATTTACACCTGCTAATGAGCCAGGCATAAAGCACTCAATACCTTGAACTTTTACAATATATCCTCCGCCTGGAATCATTTTAGAAACAACACCGCTATATGCTGTATTTCCATCGTCAATCGACGATATGATCTCTTTAACAACCTTAGTCTTAAGACCTTCAGTTACAGAACCTATCATATACTTCTTAACATTCATCGAAGTGTCTGCAATTAACTGAACGTCAACCTCTGCTCCTTGTTTTAGAAGTTCTAGAACTTCCTCTGCTTCTCTTGATAAATCTACATAAATTAATTCCCTATATCCTACATCAATTGATGCCCATTCGGAATCTACTGCGTATACCTTTCCAGTGTAGCTTGCTCCTAATTGTAAAGAATATATCGTATTAGAAGTCAGTGAATGACCTTCCATTATATCGAATAGTTCTTGAGCATATGACTCTCTACTATATACTTTTACACCTTTAGGTGTTTTAATATGTGGGTTAGGTTTTCTGAGTTTAGTTACACAAGTTGCCTCGTATTCGTCCCACATGAATTCTCCATTATCATCTAGATAATTTGTGTCTGGGCCAGGAACGGCCTTTTCTGGGGTTGGTGAGTTTAGTGAAGTTTCTACTTTAACTTCTGTTTCTTGATTTGCTTCAACTAGTTGGGTTGTCGCTGAGAGTCTAGCTCTCTTTTGTTTTTGAGTTGTCTTTGTTGACATTTACTTTGTTTTTAAAAGGGTTAATGTATGTTTACTAGCTATATATCAAATTACGGTGGCGTCAAATCCTATCATCGGGATGTATGGAACTAAAGGAACCGGGATTCCACCCATGTAAATAAATTTCATTTGGCTAAGATGTGTAAAATAAGAATATGCAAGTGCCTTTGCCACTATTTCAGCTGCTTCATGTGCGTTATCAGAATCCTTTCCGGAATTAAGGGCTCTTCTAATATTGTCTGCTAATTTCTTCTGATTTCCATAACTAACACCTATGTATTTTCCTAAAAGAACCGGAACAGATAAACATGGTGGGGTAGGGGGATCTGTAGCAAATGGCTGTATTGTCGCGTCTTTCCAATATTTAAGAGTTGCCTTTGCAAGTTCTTTATATGGATCATCTTTACTTCCGCCTTCTGCTAACATTGCAGCTTCAATTCCCATTTCTACTATTAAAGTATTTCTAATTTGCTTAGCTAAAGTTCCCGTCTTAGACATATCTATATTCACAATAGAATTCTGTGTTTCGTCACTTTCAGTAAGAGGACATCCTTGCCACTTTTTTCTTAATTCATCTTCTATAAAAACCGGTTTAACTTTGGTCTTTTTAAAACCATAGTCTTTTTTACCGTTCCATGTAAATTCTGTAATAACGTTTTGAGTTAATACAGGTGGCATTTTCTTATTTTCATTAAAAGGTTCCTGTATTTTTAAATTAGTTAATTTGAATGGATATCTTACTTTTAATTTTTCAGCAGGTTCCATTTCTTCATATCCTACGGGTAATGTAGTATCAAAGGGCCATGGATATTCAATAGCCTTTATAGAATCTTTCTTTATTGCAGTTTCTTCATTGTATAAAAACTCTCCGTTGCTATCTACTATAGGATGGCACTTTTTTATTTCATCAATTACATATTTAGAAACCAGTAAATAAAATTCACCATTATAATTTCCACTGGTATTAGTTACCGTCACATTAGAGGAAGATTTAAATGATTGCCAACTCCAATCTAATCCCATTAGGGTAGATATAGCCGCATCCCTGTTATCGTTCATATCATTAATCTCCCATAGAGTATATCCTCCCACTGTACTTTGTGTAATTTTGTTAGTTCCCATCCACGTGGCCCAGTGCCAAAAATCCCATCTTTTATCTCCGTCAGAAATATCTTCAAATTGCATTAATAATCTCGTTGCAAATATTCTAGCCAATTCATCAGGGGTTTCTTTACCATCTAAGCGATGAAACTCGAAGAATTTAAATCTATATAGACTTTCTGTTCCGTCATCCTTATACTCTTCTAAATACTTGTCGAGTTCTTCGGTAGGTTCATACTGTATACCTTCTCCTATTTCACCTTCTAATTTATTATATTCTGGATCGTTGTCCTTTCCGGCAATAGTTAGTCTAGTTTCTGAACCAGCTTCCGTCGCTAAATATGCTATTAAATTATCTTTTTGATTTACGAGAGGTTTTTCATTATCGGGGGTTAGCATCGTAGGTTCACCCTTTTCATAAAGGTCATGAAACCATTGTTCGTAACTTGCTACAAATGCAGCCTCTCCGGCAGATGTTTCATGGGCAGCCATTCCCGGAACACATGTTGCATTACCCTTGATAGCTGTTAAATATGCATTTGCCAATTTCTTTCCGAAATCTTTTGCATCCAAAGATCCTCTATTTTCAAGAATATCAGATACTTCATCTATGAAAGGTGACCATTTTGCAGGCATAGTTATTTATTTTCTTGTTGATATGACTTGTGATCTCCTTCTACAAATGGAACCTGTAAAGTTCCAGAAGGACCAACACCTGTCGGATGAATATGTGCCTTATAGTCTGCGATAAAATTTGCTAGGAAATCTTCTAAAGATAATCCTCTCACAGCGGGTTGTTCAGTGTCTTCTCCAGGTTCTCCAGTATTACTTAAAAATATGTTACCTGCATCTAAAAATATCCTATCACCTGTTGAAATTTTAATATCGCCGGCTTCGTCTATTTGAATTATAGGTCTTTCCTTTGCGCCAAGGCCTCTAGTAATTACAAGGCCATCTTCTTCTGAGTGATAAATTCTTAAGTTTCTTTCAGCATCATATATTAAGCTGATTACATTTTCAGCATTTCCAGCTCCGTCTAATATGTCTTCTTTAAGATCAAGATTTTGATCTATATGAAACCAATATTCAGGATGATATAAATTACCATTATCAAATCTAGCTGAAACTATATCTCCTATTCTAGGAACAAGGTGTGAACCTACTGCGTTTCTATTCATAGGAGTTGCCCATGGAATTGCATCATCTGGTAAATTGTCATATTTACCCAAAACCTTAACCTTACATCTACCCATTTTAAGAGGATCGACATTATCGATAACTTCTCCTAACCAATGAGTGTCTCTAAGATTATCAGTATTTAATTCTTTTTCAGTTGACATACGTTAATCGTTTATATTACCAAGAGATTGAGCAGCGGCATTGTCTAGCGCAGCTCCTACCGTTGAACTAGTATCTACATTAAATACATTTTCAGCGATATTAGAACCTATATTGTCTACTCCGTCCGAAACGCCTTTTAATGCGTCTTGGTAAATGTTTTCAAAATTAGGAACCCTGCCTCTAATGCCGTCTCTTGCGCTTTGAATTAATTCATCTTTCTTTTCTCTTGCTAATCTATTAAGATCATCGAGGCCTCTTTCTCCTAATTCTTTAAGTTTTCCTTTAAGCTTATCTCCTAAAAGACCTAATATTCCGTCTGCTTCATAATCTTCTGAATCATGTGCAGGGGATAATGCATTGGGTATAGTGTCGGCAACTATGCCATTTAATACTCTTGCATCCATACTATCTATGACTTCATATTTCATTTCAATAGTTTGTCGTGCTTGTTCGCTTGGATTTTTAGTAAGATCTGCAAATATTTCAGAACCTGTATTTAAAGCAAATTCACATTCACCAAATCTAAACATAAAGAAAGGTCTATTACTAGATCCAGATATACCCGCATTTGAATTATCAACGCCTAAGCTTGGTTTCATATTTCCAGGAAAACCCTTAATAGCAGCTAAGTCTATCTTTTTAGGAACACCTGATAATGTAATTTTAGACATGTTCTGAATCTTTCTAACTTCAGTAACGTATACTATCATCGAAAACTTTCTTAAGTTTTCAGGTAAAATCCAATTCCATTTAATTTCGTCAAACACTGCTTTTCTATATAAGTGCATAAGACCGGAAACTCTAAGGTTAATAGATTCTAAGCAACTTAACGTTAACTTTGCATCATCTCCTCCAAGATATGGAACGCCGGGATTAAAATTTGTAATTGCTCTATCAACACCCTGTAATCCTTGAAAGAACCATGGGGTATTTCTATTAATATCTAATAATGCTGTTTTAAACTTAGTTAAGGCATCAAGTCTTTCTTTGTAAAACTTAGTACCTCCAAATTGCTTTTTGTAAAATTCTTCAGCTGCTCCAGATAATAAAGGTGAATTAGTATGATCGCTTGTATTAAATAATATAACGAACGATAAAAAAGTCGGATCCTGATACGGCGACTGTGCTAATTTACCTTTTTGAAAATCTAATTTATTTTTAAAATCTGACATATAGTATATATTCTATTTAATTCTTTAAGAGTTATCTGATTGATATTCGGATTGCCAACTAGACTCAGTCTGGCTTATAGCACTCTGTATATCATCTGCTGTTAATTCACCTGACGTTATAAACGGATTTCCTCCGGATTTGTTATTTGCTATGGCTTCATTATTTAATGTCCATCTACCCTTATATTTAGAAACTTCCTCACCATTTTTAACATTATATGTCCACATTTTCTTATTTTTACCCTTGCCGGCAAAAATCGATCGTGTTTTAATTTCTTTACCAGGTTCCCATGGTAAGAATTTTATTTTTTCATTTACCGTAACTATTTCATCCTCGTATGTTAGTGTAATCTCGACCTGTTTTTCAGTATCTTCTTTACCTTCAAATAACCCACCTTCAACAAATACTTCTGCATTATATTTCGGCATCATCATTGGATATGGACCCTCTTGTTGTTTTAGTTCTTCGAAAACATCAGCGGTTAGTACCATTTCATCGGGCCCACCTACATCTATTTTTACCTCAATAGCTGGAACACCTGATATTAAATCTTCATTGTCAACACTCCATGTGAATAGTCTAGTCTGATCTAACCATCCGCCATAGCTGCTTCTCCAATCTATTGTCTCTAATGAAAAGACAGGTTTCACTGGAGGTTCTGGCTCCGGTGGTGGGGGAGGTGGCGGTGGAGGCGGAGGTGGAGGAGGTGGCGGAGAAGGAGCCGGTGGAGTTTCATCCTTTAGCTTCTCTTCGGTTATCTCTCTAAGTCTACTTGGCCATTCTCTTCTTAATAGTGTAAGTTTTTGAATAATCCCAGTAGATTGGTTATATAGGTATTTAATTCCTCCTATTACATAATACCCTGTTAAAAATTCATCTTTAACCTGATCTGTATTTAAATCATTTACACTTTCAACTTCTTCTTCATTTTGAACTGTGTCGAATCCCTTTTCATCTTTACCCTCAACTGTTGCCTGTTGTGCAGAGATTTGGGTAAATCCACCTTTCAGTATTTGAACGGGTATTTTTTGCCATAGATGAATTCCCGGGTTAAATGTTTTCAAAGTTATTTCTAACTTCATTTTATTCATTTCATCAAGGTTTTGTTGATTACTAATTGAAGAATACGAATAATTCAGATGTACATTCGGTAGATCTCCTTCTTGAATAGGAAGCCTTCCCATGTACTTTGACTTCACTTCTTTGGTATATCTGTCCTCGCCTCTTCTTCCTTTAAGTGGCTCCTCAATATCCTTCATGTTATCGCTTGCAAGTGGCTCAAGTTCATGAGAGACAACTCCGATGGAATCGTTCTCATAATACATCATTTTTCTTTTATAGCCATTCTTTTTCGAAAGGCCTCCACTATTGTTAACTAAATTAAAACTCTGTATAAAGGAATTCGTGGAATTCATTGATTCAGCATTAGTTAATAGGTTAGGTATTTCTATTTTATTAGAAGATTGTTCTTCTCCGTCTTCGTCGAAATCTATTTCAAAATTAATAAGAGTTTCATCTAATCCTTCTTCTGAATTCAAAAGAGCATTGACATCTACGAAACATAAGTTATAATAAGGATCAATACAATATGTTTGAAAACTGTTTTCACCGATATATGAATGTTCTACTAAATTATTTAAAAATTCTATATTAGGTTGACATGCATTAAGAGCTTTCATTGCATCATCCGATGAATCAACATTAGTGGCTAATCCTAATTTTAAATTGTTTGCAAATTCTTCAACCTGTTCTCTTGAAGTTCCTTCATAAGATGCGCAACCTTCTGAATAAAGAGTTGGTACTTTCATAGTACCCTGTATAGAATATTTGGATCCGTTTGTTGCTTTTTCTAAAGAACCAGCAGGAGGACCTGATATTTCATCTATATCAAAATCTATTCTGATATCCTTAAATGTGTCTTGTTGCCTTGAGGCTATTCTTATTGAAACCACATCGCCATCTCTGGGGATTTGATCTGCGTCGAATGTTCCCTTAGTATCGATTATAGAAACTGATAATTTAGGAATTTTAGCAGTACAATCAATTTCAAATCTCCTAATGTCCTGTCCCGTAAAATTGGCATGGTTAATAACTACCATTGGAATAGGACCTCCTATTTCATGGCTTATTTTCTGTGCGCCTTCTTCTTCATCAAACGAATTAAACTCTATTCCGTCTAATTCCAGTGAGTGTTCTATTACATTTAAAATGTGATTACTTAATGGCATTATCCCTAGGTTTTAATTTTTCCGTTACTAACATCAATATTTTGTTCTCCAGATCTTATAATGTTTGGAGGTAATATTTCTTTATTATATTTCTTACTTAAATATGCTATTCTATTTGCATCCTTTACTGGAAGCCTTTTCGTATTTATGAATTGTTCTCTAATAGGATTTTTATAAGTCGAATTAAGCATCAATTTCCATGTCTTCTTACCTGCATCGTGTTTAGGAATCAATAGTACATCTCCTTCTTTAATAGAAAATGGATTTGAAATTCCATTAAACTTTAGAATCTTATCTATTTCGTCATGGGTTCCATATTCTGATAAAGATACTAGATCTATTCTACCCGTCTCATCTTCTTCAACGACATGTATCGATTGCACTGCACTTTCCGTCATATCTAGAAAAATAAACGAAGGTGGAGCCATTGATAATTTATTCTCAGATAATTTCTTTTTATCTATACTATATAATTTTATCATTACCCGTTAGCTATTTTTCTAAATTCTCTATTAAGAGATTTTCTCTTATCCTTACCACCATAGGCGGTTTCAATATACGTTTTATTAATATCAACACCTTCTTCGGGCTGTAAATAAAATCTACCTCTACCCATATTAAACATAGATTCGATATCTAATTTATCTCTACCTCTACCGGGTTTTAGCGTAATTTCAACTACCATTCTTTCCGGAAAATCCTGAACTCCCATACCACCTTCAAAGGTTACGTTAGTTTCTCTACATGTTAAATTACCTACTAACATAATAGGATTTAAAGGATTACCAACAGTAAGGTGCCATGATCCAGTTGGATCTCCAGTCAATAAAGAGGCTGCGGCCTGTCCACCTGATGGAGAATTAAACATTTTCATTAAAGTACCTCCTAATATGTTATTTAAGAATTTAGAATCTTTTCCATTAGCTAATCCTTTTATGTCATTAGCAACTCCTTTAAACATGTCACCTAAACCAGATGCAACACTTTTAATAAATCCACTATAGTTACCTGATTTAATTAAAGAAAGATCACCTAGTGGCTTACCAGCGGATCCGTTTCCTACATATCTAACAGATCCTCCCCAGAAGGGAGCTTGGCTAGAAGTTAATACCATTATATTTGCTAATTGATCTAACATTAAAACCTTAGGATTTGCTCCACCGAAAGATCTTAATTCATATTCAAATTTAAGTTTGAATTCTTGACTAAACGTTAAACCCTGTTCTCTAAAGGAAACATCTTTAATTACGTTAACCGGGCCGAATACATGGTTAGGGTATGTAGTAGCCATTGCATCAAAACCGGAACCTCCGTTTTTTTTTCTCTGTGCTGTTATACCATCTACACCGGCAGCTGCATTAGCTGCTGCTGTACCTATTACACTAGAATCTAAGAATTGTCCGAATGCACCTCTCCTAGAAGAGTTATTAGATTGTACCGTTTGCATCGATGCGGATTCATCTTTCCAGTTATATCCATGTGACCATTTAATAATATCTGACATGCTATTACCCGTAGCTTCGCTCATCCACGTTACTGCTCTCGCAATGTCTGGCTGATCTGTTTCGCGAACTTTACCATCTTTATCGATGTCCATCGGCGTAATAATGTCATCTTGTACTGGATATGGAAATCTTCTTAAAGTTAATAGATAATTATTAGGTATTTTACCATTATATCTACACATTGCAAAGTCAGCATAATTGTACATATATCCATATCCACTTGAACCAGCTGCATTATTTTTAGTAACTTCTACTATTTTAGAAACAGTAGGATTATCTAATGTTCTCTCGTCTATTTTATTATATTCAATAGCATCTACTCCCTTGGACTTAGCAGAACCACCGGGTGTAAAGAAACTACCTCTATAATTTACTAAAGAGTATTTATTAAATGTAGAATATGCATGCTTACCGTCGGTTATTTCTTCTTTAGTATCTTTACCATCTTTACCTCTTTTATAGTATATTACTGATTCAGCTTCTTGCTTATAATATGATTCTTTTCCACCAACCACCACGTTAGTTAAAGGCGAACCCACTAAAAGGGCTCTACTCCTAGAATTAGGATTATCATATGTTCCGAGTATTGTATTCTGTGGATCTGCATTCTGTGCAGATACTCCTTTACCATCGGGGCTTGAAAAATCAAACATGTTGTCGACTTTATCTCCAAACCCAGAAACAGAAGATTTTAAACTTGTAGCAGTTGCGCTAGATACTAATCCAAATAATGGCATATTTTAATATTATGTTTTTACTAGGTTTTATATATTCACAATTCTATGTCATCCAGATCGTCTGACTGTGGTCTATATAAAAGCTTATCATAATATTTATCCGTCTTTGATTCTCTATCTCCTAGAAACTTCTTGAGATGGGCTGCGAATACTCCTCTTGATTGATAATAATAATTGCCAGAAGAATATACACTTCTGCTTGAGAGTTCAAATATGTCTTTAAAATTCTTTTCGATTAAGAAATCTTGTATATTGTTAAATAGATCTATTACCTCCGATTTGGTTTTAACACACATTACGGAATCAACTGAGATCATATAAGACTCCCATTTAGAATCTATTTGATTCTGAAAATCTTTCATGGATTTATAATTCTTTCTAGAAAGGGCGAAAGAAGTAGTTCTATTATTAAAGTCCTTTGAAAACTTCATACCGAAGAGATATCGTTTTAAGAAATCTATGTTGTCATGAAACTTAGTAATTCTTACTTGATACCTTGGCATATCCTCGTCGAACTTAACGTCATGAATTATTGCATAAACAGGAAATACGATATGAGAATGTCTAGTGTTGGATATAAGGGCATGAATTCTTTCACCCTTTGAAAATAACTTATGTCTTATCATTATAGATCTATTATCTTGACGCTTTCGAATCTTTTAAGAACGCCTTTAGGATAATCATCTCTATTAATGACTGTTAAGTTTAGTGATGCAGTAGGTTCTATTGTTTCTTGTAAAAATAATTTAAAGTTGTCAATGGTTTCTGCATCTAAATTTTTGAATAAGTAAATGATTTTTTCTAAGTCTTCATTCTTATTTAGAACATTAATGAAAGAATCTCTTATTGCAAGACCAATTACAGAACGATGCGGTTCAGTGTCATACGGATCTGATTTAACTAGCTTATTTCTAATGCTATAAAAATCTATAACTGTTTCTCCTGGGTTGTTTCTACAGAATTTATTAAATTCCTTTCTACTGTTACACCATACACATTCTATTGTAATCTCGGTCGTTGTTGTCATCTTATCAATTTCTCCAACTCTTTAATTTTAGTTTGTAAAGTTTGGATTTTATGTTTTGTTTCGATGGTAGAGGGACTGTAATTAGTTCCCCATTCTGCGACCACCTGTATTTGATTAGATTGTTTTGAATTACCAAAGTCTAATCCGACATCGATACAAACATCTTTGATAAAACTAACCTTATCATCGATACCTTTATCAAAATCATAGACGATAACTGACTCGTATTTTTCACCGCCCGCATTAATGTTATCGTCTGTTACGGTTTTAATTACACCGTTATCTGCTATCTTAAGAATTATCTCCTGCATTTAGTCTTTCTTCTAAGGATTCTTGAACTTTTTTGTATATTTTCCTTGCGGCTTTTCTATCAGCTCTATATGTTTCTTTATCCTTGATTGTAGTCATAGCGAAGGCTTCTTCCAATAAATCGATCTCTTCTTTGTTATAACCGACCTTAGTCCATGTTTCTTTTAATGAATTAAGCTTCGAACCCAATTGTTCTTCAATTTGATCATTGACTCTTTTTTGCTGAGCCTCTTGAAATTGTCTACCTTCATCCTGTTTCATAGCGTACCATGCTATTCCTTTTTCAGAGAATCTTCCCCATTCGTTTTTAGCTTTTAGTAATCCAGCTCTCCTGTAAGTATCTCTTCTGTATTTTCTTGCTTGACTCATATTTTATAATAATTAGTTACAAATTCAGTTATTTGTTCGTTTAAAAATTCTTGTAGGTTATTTATCTCTATTTGAGAAACAGCTGATTTAGAGATCTCTTCTAGTATTTGCTCCTTTTCTTCTTCAGAGTTTTCAACTAACATGTTAAATATTTCTTTCTTAGGAAGATTAATTCCTACGCTTAATTGAAATGATTCAACATTCTTAGCAGATAAAGTTTTAATTAATTGACCAAGTGGAGAAGAAGTTTCTTTAACTTCTACTTTTTTCTCTATTTCTTTAACAGGAGTAGCCGTTGGCTTAGATCCAATACGTTCAGCTCCAGGAAAAGGTAATCCTTCAGCAGTTACTATTTCTAAAAACTCAGGTAATACGTTGTTGAATATTTTAGATCCATCCTTAAAGTGAGTAAATTCAGAATCTTTAGATTCCACCTCAACTACTTTACCAAAATTATCTCCCTTTTTCCACTGATATTTTACAATATCTTTTTCTTTAGTTGTTTGCATGATTTAACCTATTTTATTATTATACACCTAAACTTAGAAAAGTTTAAGCTGTGGTATAATATAGAAGGTATTAGATTCTCCTTCTTGATAGAACTTTATAAAGTCGTTTATAAAGGCATGGGATGTAGATGGTCCTATCATTGCCTCTGTCTTTTTAATATACCTTCTAAAAAACTCATGGCTTCCATGTTCTTTTAAATAGTCTTCTAGGCGGTTTACTTCCGGTAAGTTTATTCTATTAATGCTCATTCCATACGATTACTTGTTCAACAATAATTCCTGCCTTTTTTAATAAAGAAATACCTGACAAATCTCTATATCCTTCACAGTAGAATACTTTCTCTACACCTGCCTGTATAATTAACTTAGCACATTCAAAACATGGAGAAGTAGTAGTATATAAGATCGATCCTTTCGAAGTAAGTGTAGATTTTGAAATCTTCATCAGCGCATTTGATTCTGCATGTAAGACTTCTTGTTTAGTAACTTGTTTGGAACAACAAGTATCTTCACACTCATATCCTTTTTCTATTAGGATTTCTTTATGATCAGGATTGTCTATATCTCTAATTTGAGTTTCTTCACATTGATTATTAAATCCATGTGGAGTTCCATTATATCCAAACGAAACAATCTGCTCGTCTTTAACTACAATACATCCAACCTTTCTTCTCTCAGCATAACTAAGTTTAGAAATTTGATATGCTATCTGCATGTATATTACGTCTACTGAAATTCTTGGCATAGTACTTTATAAATAAAAAAGGGTCCATGTATTATACATGAACCCTTTAAAAAGTTTATATTGTTAATTTAATATTAAGCTTCAGGAGTTTCCTCACCAACAGCTGAATCAGATTCTTTCATCTCATTCACTTTCTTAGAATATGCTTCAATCATTTCATTGCAAGCAGCTTCATAAGCTTCAACTGAATAATCTTCTTTCATTTCTTTAAGAGATTTAGCAGCTAGCGCTCCAACTAATGCAGCGTTTTCTTTCATATAAGTTTCAACAGTATGCTCGTCATGTGCATCGTCTGCCCATGCTTTAGCTTCATTCTTACATGCTTCGTAAACCTCACTTAGCATATCAGAAACGGCTTGTGCTTCTTCCTCTTCTTCAACTTCTTCAACTTCTTCAGATTTAACTTCTTCAGCTTCTTCAGCTTCAGAAATTTCTTCATCTCCAGCTCCATCGACAGTGTCTTCTAGTTCAGCTTCTAATTCCTTTGACTTATCTTCAGCAGCTTCAACGTCGTTGTCAACTACTTCAGTTTCATCTTTTAAATCCTCAGCAGGTAAACCAGCTTCTTCTCCAGATTCAGTTACTACTTCGATGTTTTCAACTATTTCATCTTCTATTACTTCTTCAGATTCTTTAATTCCGAAATGAGCAGCAGCTGCAGCTTTTAATTCGTCATAGGTGTACTTGTCCTTTAATGCATCTTGTAAGATAGTTCCTTCTACTCCAGTACCGTACATTGATATGTGGTCAAATCCGACCCAGTTACCAGTACCATATTGGTGTTTTTTATTGAAGCCTAAATCTAATGATAAAGTCATAGAAAGAGATTGTCTTCCTATAAACTGATCATTGTAACCTAATTTACCAGCTTTAATATAACCGGATGCGTTTACTTCATTTAATTCTTCAGTAGATTCTTCAGTAGATTCTTCTACAGCATCACCGTTTCCTTGAACTTCTTCCGCTTTTTCTTCAGATTGTTCAACTGGCTCAGCTGTCGCAACTACGTCTTGTTGCACCTCCTCAGTTCTATCCATCTCAGATAAAAACTGTTCAAATGATTTTAATTTTGCCATAATTTTTTATTTTATTTGTTTTATTGTGTTAATTACTATCTATATATCCCTTTTTATAGGGTTTTAATCTTATTTTGTTCCATCCAAGACTCGAGCTCTTTGACTGCCCTGTCGAATATGACGCTCCTATCAATTTTTAATCCGAATGAATTGAAATAATTTTTCATCATGTAATATGCAGGCTCGATACTTTCATCATTTGCTACTAAGTCTTCTACATGTTTTGAAACTTCATATGCATAGTATGCAGCTTTTTCTGCCATAGGATTTGTCATTGCCTGATAGAATGTTCCACCGTAAAATTTACCTACATTCTCTCCAAATTTATCTTTCATTTCTATCCATGAAATTCCTTCTAATCCAATCCATAATTTAGCTTGAACAGACTTTGTAGCTTTTCTAATAAAACCGGCTTTCGCCATTTCTTTAGATATATCTTTAATCTTTTTAGGAATTGGTAATTTACCAAACTCTTTTTCCCATGTAGAAATTTCTTTGTCGTTTACAAAGGATTCGAATAATTTTATACGTTTCATAGTTCTATTCTTATTGTATTTCCGTCATCTTCTATGTTTTTTGGCTTTAATTGTTTTTTCATATATGCCATATAGAGATTGTTTCTTCGTGTGTCGTTAGTTCCTTTATTTTTAGAACCAGTAAAGGATATTACATTTATATTCTTTCTCCTTTTAAGAATCTTTTTTGATAGATCTACTATTGTAGCCATAACTCGATACATTTCACCTTTGTTCGTAACGACATGTGAGTCAGAGCCTCCATTTACTGAAAATTCTATAACCATTTCAAGTGATTCTCCTTCTCTTGTCCAGTCTTCTTGAAACTCAAAATAGACCTGATAGTCTTGTGTCTCTGTCTTGAATGTATGAATTTCGTGGTCACTAGTTTCTTCGCTAAATACTGTTTTATATTTTTTAGCACCACCGTCACCAATCTCATTTAAAAAGTCTTCGAATAATTTTACATGCTTCATTGCCAAATTTAATTCTTTTTAATCAGGACCTTTAGCGGAGTTTTACCCTGTATAATTCTATGATATACTCCAGCCTGTACTTCTATATATCCCTTTAATTCTATAGGAAGCTTATTGTCATATTGGAACTTCCAATCGTTTTCGTTTAAGGCTTCTATAATTCTATCTTCTTCGTCGAAGTGCCATTTAAAAAGATGTTCAGGTTGATTTGGTAGAAATTCTCTAATGATTTCATTTTCTGAAACAATTGTCTCTGTAAATGGTAGGGTTTTATCATCAACCATGGATATCATTTCATCCATTGTCATGTCTTTACATCCGCAACTTTTACATTTACAATCTTTATCTACCATGGTTGGTCGCTCTTTATACCGAGTTGTTTTCCAAAAAGAGTAGGTCCGTAACATGCCCAGAATCCTGCCTTAGTCGGATCCATCTTAGCCATTTTATCACAACCATGTCTTGCCCAAAAGTTAGCTGCTCTTCCCGGGTCGTCGTTTTTAATAGTAGATGAAGGATCTCCCCATTCTAATTTCTTAGCAATGATGTTTCCTTCTTTATCAGTTCTTCCACTATTTCTGTAAACTATGAATTTCTTATTTCCACCTCTCGTTGGTGAATCTAGTTTTACATTCTTTTGATTTCCTCCTCTGGGTTTATAGACTGCTTTAGTTCCTACTTCTAGGTTTTTAGCCATCCATCCTGAAGGACCCTTTAAGATGATATTGTTTTTATCCCAATATTGTTTTACTTCTTCAAACAATTCGGTATATGCATCACTTCCTAAACGAAAGAATGAATTAGTAAGATCTAATCCTTCTTCGATGTGGGCTTTTAATTCCGGTGAAACTTCATTCCAATCTTCAAATGTCTTTATAAACTTCATAACTTATATATCTATGATAGAACGAGCTCCTTTAAAAACTCCTGCTTGTATCGCTGAAGGGCAAGTTCTTTCGCCTTTGCTTCGAGTTCGATATCTAGATCCATGCCATACGTTTCAATATGATCATATACATAATCAGCATGTGCACGTTTATTGCCCTGTGTAGCATCTTCGTGTATTTGTTTACATGAAGAATAGTGGCATAGTTGACGAATTCCCTTAGGCCATGACTTAGCTGCAATTTCTAGAGCTTCTTTTTCTGGCATTGGATCTTCGTAACACCAGTGATGGTGATAGTCAAACGTGATTGGAGTTTTACCGGTTAGAAGATGTATGTCATATAAATCCTGTACAGAATACTGTGCTGTTTTGTCATCGTTTTCAATAACTAGACGATTCGCTGCACTTGGAGTAAGTCGCTTGAAATTTTCAGCAAACCTTTTCTTAGTAGCTTCTTTGTCGTCGTAGGTTCCACCAATGTGAATATTGATAGCGGCATAAGGAGTTTGTGGTAAATTTAGCATATCCATTATTTCGCCATGTTGACGTAAATCTTTAATAGCTTTAATAACTACCTTTTCATTCGGAGAAGCAAGAACATTGAATGGACCTGGATGAAATGTCAATCGTTGTCCATATTGCTTAGCAAGTTTACCTGCGCCTTTCATTAGATTACACACCTTGTCATAATCAGGAAGTTCAGATAATTCGTATTCCGACATCCATGGAAATAGGTTACTTGACATACGATACATTGTTATGTCGTTCTTATAATTCCACTTGATAATTTCTATCATATCTTTGATATTCAATATCGCAAGTTCTGATGCGTATTTAATACCTTTTTCCATGAAGGTTCTTTTAATCATTTTTCTACCAACATATATGTTCGATTCTTTTTTAAGAGTCATGTTGATACAACAATATCCGTAGTCTGCTGCCATACATTTTATATTAAGAGTTTGTATTAAGTTTCTTTTTTACTTCATTGATCGTTCGTTCAGCTGCGCATGCTTCTTCTAATGTAAATACATCGAAATCCATAAATAGTAATCGGTCCTCGGTATGAACAAATAGGGTATCGCCTATTACTTCATATCCATTTTGTCTATAGACTACACTATCTTCTATTCGTACAACGTGAGTTGTTCCTTCGATTCTAGCGATGCGCTCATACATTGAAATCATTTTACCATTGCTTTTCAAATTCATACCAATGATCTGTTTCTGCACAACACTTAAGTCCATCGATAATAAGTATATCAATTTCAGAAGCGGAGAGAGTGTCAAACCACGCAGTAATAATACCTTCTAAAAGAGGAAGGGTTTCCTCAGATGACATTGAATTACGGCCCATGTTAGAATAAACATACTCTTCCTGTGCTTGTCTAACAATACCACCCGCAATTCTAATCGCTACATCTTTGTTATCATTAAATCGTCTTCCTGAAAAATATTCACCATCTCCAAACTTTTCAAAAATATCTTTTTCTGGATGTCTCATTTTAAAGATTCCAATTTGAGTAGTTAGGTGTGGGATAATAGATTTAGCAGGTTCATACCAACTAATTCCGTTTGCTTTGATTGATTCTAAGTTCATTTGTTTATTTTTAATTATTAATACTTTACTAATATAAGCAAAAAATCTGAGATAAAAAAACCTTTTACCATTTATTTTTAATCTTCTTTGTTTTTATGCTTATTCTTTCTTCGATACTTTTTCTTGTTTCTCACAGGAGTAGGCATACGAAGGGCATCCAGCCACTCTTGTAGTGTTAAGTTTACTTCTTTTAATTTCTTACCCTTGTTTTCCATTACCTTTCTAAGATTACGAAATCTCCAAACGCTTCGTCAAATACTTTAATAAGATTTTCATAGTCTCCTCCTGTCATTTGAGAATAAAGAGTTTCCCAATCTTTTCCAAGATCTTTTGAAAAGCTTTTTGCGTAAGCTAATAGCATGAAGGCATTTCCTTCAGGACCTGTTAAGTCGATTATTACAGGATTTGATTGATGTTTATGAAGTTTCTTTCTGATCATTGTTTATGTTTAATTGATTACTATACTAATATAAGCAAAAAATCTGAGATAAAAAAACTTTTGGGCATTTATTTTCAAAAAACTTTTAGATATAACCATAAGTTATTATGAAAACCTTTAGATATATATGGTATGCTAGGTATATCTGTTATAATGCCATCGTATCTAAAACCATACGATGGAAGTCGAGTCGAATCTGATATTAAATTTATCAGGGCTGTCGAATCATTTCGTGCACAAACACTTAAATATAAAGAACTTATAATTGTATCAGATGGATGTGATATTACAAATAAAATATATGAAGATAATTGGAAAACGGATCCAATTATTCATCTAATTAAGTGTGAAAAATTATCAGCACCTTGGCCTGGAAAACTTAGAGAAGTTGGAAGAGCATTTGCTAAATATAATTGGATAAGTTATTTGGATACGGATGATTATATCTTCAAGGTGCATTTGCATAAAGTGGAACAGGCTATTTTAAAAAAGAAGCAAGGTACTACAGTTTTATTAAACTCACATTACGGGATGCCGATGGTTCTAGAACCCAATGCTTTAATGCTAGCTTATTGTGGAATGACAAAGGACGAGTTTAATAAAACATCTGAAACATGTACACCGTATGAGTCTCTTGGTATTAGGGTTGCATTAGCGAAAGCAATGGGGCATAATGGCACTTATCAATTAGTACATCACAAAGACGTACCGCATAGATGGGAGAATTCACAAACTATAGGAGAAGATAAAGACCTTATAAACCGTATGAAATCTACGGAACAATGGGAAGAATTTAAAGGGCTCTATCTTATATGTCATTTAAATAATCCACATGGAAATGTCTGGGAAATCTAATCTATTCTAAAACTTCTGGGTAAGTTTACCTAAAGGATATTCATTGTCTTCGGATTCCATTTTTTCAGGATGCCATTGAACCGCCCATATCATTTTATCTAAATCTTCAAATCCTTCAACTACACCATATATGGGATATGATAGATGAGTTGCTTTAAAATTATTTGCTAGTATATTACAATGTTGATGGTGCCTGGAATTAACCTTAGTTAATGTTCCATTTAAATCTTCAACTGCATGAAACTGGGATGGCTTTCCACTATGATCTATGTTTTCTGAAAAGTCAGCAGATTTATGATCTTCTACTATTGCATCAGATAAATCTTCTACCTTTCCTCCAAAATAATGATTTAGGATTTGCATTCCTCTACATATTCCTAATATTCTATTATTAGAATCTAAAGCCTGTTTAATCCATATAAATTCTTTAGCATCTCTTTCTTCGTCCTTTCCAATGTCTGCTCCTCCACATAGTAGCAAAGGACCCTTGACCTTGCGTCTAAGATCTAACCATATTATTTCGTGATTGTAATGAGAAAGCCAGAGTCGAATTGCCTCTTTTTCCTTTATTCCTCTCGGCGGTGCTACGTAAATAGTCATAGTAAAAACCCGATAAGTTCGGGTTATTTTTAAAGAGCTACGATTTAAACGTAGAGTTTACTAAATTAAGAATTTTCTTATCTTTATAGGAAGCTTTGAAATGCTTTACTAATTCCTTTTTAGCTTTCTTTTTATCAGAAGATGATAAGCTATCAAATCTATTAACGATAGAGTTGTTGTTATTCTGAGCGGCTTTGTATTGTCCTCCATCGTCGATGTATTGATAATAGAAATCATATGACTTAAAGTATTTTAAGAATACTTCCAAGTCTGACATGTTATTCTTTTCAAGATCTGATTTTAAATCGTCAAAGCTAACCTTCTTTTTATTAAAGTAATATTCCCACCCTTGATTTTCTTGAAATCTAAATTGACTGATCTTATATAAATGTAATATGTCTTTGGATTTTAGAGTAACCGTAAATTTAATACCCTTGTCAGTAGAAGAATCTTCTATAGATTTTATCATATCCTTTTTAGGTAGTAATCGAGAAAGAACCCATTCTACTTCTTCCATCATTTCTTCAGGAGAACCCCATTTACGGTTAAAATCTTCATATCCGTAATATTTTTCAAATGTCATTAGATGTTTCATACTCTATATATCTATCCTACAAATCCAGGATCTCCAGCTCTTCTATCCCATCCGATATGTTTAACATATCCATCATTATCGTTAACTGATAAACTAACAACTATAAAACCCTGATCTCTATACCAGTGATCTACTAGATGTTCTCTAACCATTCCCGTGTACCCGTTATTTAATAGTCTGTAGTCGCTGATTCTTTTTAGGCCTGGATTCCAGCTAAATCCCATATAGTTCCTAACTATCATAGGAGTGCCGTCTTCGTTCGTGTCTCCTGTCGAAAAACTAGCAGGAAGAACAGCTCTAACTTTCATTCCATTTAATTCAAATGTCTTTTCAGATATTTTATTTAAAATCCTATCACTCTTTGGGCGTATCCATGCTTGTAATATCTTTTTACTTGCAGAAAGAATTCTAATAGAATCTTCAATAAATCCATGTCTATAGAATTCCCAATCTTCTTCACAATGAAAAACATATTTAGTAGTTACAGTAGAGTATGCTTTATCTATTGACTTAGATTGTCCTAGTTTATTTTCATTAAACATAAACTCGAGAGAGTTATCATACTTCTTATTAAGCTCATTACATGCTTCAAATACTTCTTCCTGTGCAGAGTCCTCGGTTATGATAAATCTTTCGATTGGATATGTGTTGAATTTAAAAAAAGAATCTAGTGTTTTTTCTAAAAGATCAACTCTTCCACATGAGGTAAGAACAACTGTGACTGAATTTATTTCCATAGTATTTGAATCGATATTAAAATAAGGGTTAATAAGAGAGACACTCCGGTCTTCGCCGTGATACCTTCATTCATGAAGTAATAAGTCATAGCAGTAAATATAAGAATACCACTAGCGAAACCTATAAATCTTCCAGGCCAAAGTAAACCATCAAAGTGCTCAACAACCATCTGCGTTGCTCTGATTAAAATGTAACTAATAATAGAACCCATTCCGATGGCAACCGGCCATGGGTTTTTCTTAAACCAAGGCCATACGAATTGTCCATTAGTTTGAATCCAAATAAGTCCTTGCCCTAGGAGAAATAATAAAAAGCCGTAAAAAAGTTTCATTAGAATAATGAATTGGTAGTAGTTAATAGATGTGATATAAAGGAAGGGCGGTGTACGTCACTAGCTCCTATTTCCTTTATTGCAGTTATATGTTGTTTAGTTCCATATCCTTTATTAGAATTCCATCCATATCCTGGAGTTTCTTCATCTAATTCTTTCATTAACATATCTCTACTTGTTTTAGCAAGTATAGAGGCTGCTGCAATAGAACTATATCTATTATCTCCGCCAATTACAGTTTTAAAGGGTATTCCCTCATAACCATGAAATTGATCTCCATCTACTAATATAAAATTAAATGAATTGTCAATAGTATTTAGACATTCTTTCATTCCTAAAAGAGTAGCCTTTAATATGTTAGTGGATTCTATTGTTTCAATATCTATATGTTGAACACTATACGCAATTGCGTTATCTAATACTATTTCCCTAGCTTCCTTTCTTTGAGATTCGTTTAGTAATTTAGAATCTTTTATTAAAGGGTGACTAAATCCATGTGGCATAATAACTGCAGATACCGTAACTGGTCCTGCTAAGGCACCTCGGCCCGCTTCATCTATTCCAACTTCGACGATACTTCTATCATCATGATAACTTCCTTTAAGTAAGATGTGTTTTGTTTTCTCCATGTTAAGTTTTATAGGAGTTATACACACATTTCATGAAATGTTTATTTAGGCTCGTGGTTTTCCTTCCACTTGTCATATCTCTTTACAACTTCCTGAAGGATCTTTGCTCTAACAATATCTTTTTCTGTAAATTCATGAACACCTATTCCCCTAATACCTGTCATTAATTCGGTAAATGAAGGTAAACCAACATTGGCTTTAGATATATCATGCTGACTAACGTCTCCGGTTACTATAACTTTAGAGTCTTTACCCATTCTTGTTACAAATAACATTAGTTGTTTAAATGTAGCGTTCTGTGCTTCATCTAATACCATTAATGATCCGTCAAATGTATCACCTCTCATATAAGCCATTGGCCTAAATACGATGACTTCTTTCTCGACAAGGGTCCGAGCTATTTCAGCTCCTACTATTTTTGTAATGTTAGATATGTATGATTGCATAAATGGATCTATCTTATCTGCGATATCTCCTGGTAAAAATCCTAACTTTTCACCTGCTTCTTGGATGGGTTTACATAATACTATTTGTGAAATCTCTTTTCTAGCTAAGAGGAGAAGTGCAGTATAACATGCTGTAAATGTTTTGGATGTTCCAGCTGGTCCTGTGCAAAACGTTATCTGATTCTCTAGTATTGTGTTTGTATATTTCTTTTGGGATTGTCTTAATTGTACTCCTTTTAATTCTGCTTCTTTTATTCCGTATCTTCTTCTTCTAGGTCCATCGGAACTAGATGAAGAATTATTATTTGAATTGTTTTTGCTCATTGAGTTTAATTTTTTTAGTCTCCTGCCATTATTACCGTTTTTTTAAGCTGTAATAACGTATCACATTTCTCATACTCCTCAAGTTCCTCAAAATATTCTATAATAATATCTATGAACTTGCTTCTTTGCCCTTCTCCATGTGGTATTTCTATCGTATTCTTGCCTTCGCTGAATACAATAAATCTATTAATGGTTTTAGTAAAATTTCTTGTGATAGTATAATAGCTTGATCTCATCAATGCGTCCTTGTCATCACCAAAAGATTCCTTCATTACAAAGTATGTTTTTTTAACAGAGATATTAATAATCTCTATGTTATATATTTAATTCCGATAAGTTATATGGTAAAATGAAGTAAAAAGATATGTTATTATATTTTACTTATCTGGATTCTCGGCATCAGATTTCTTTTGAAGATATACAGCCTTTTGAAACTTGAGCCTCTTTACTGCGGAAGGCTTATTATACTGTTTACCATCTCTAACCTTTTTCATCTGTTTAGTCCTGATGGTCTTGCGCTTATATTGTTTTAAAGCTTTTTCTATGTTTCCCTTGTCTACGTTAATTATTAACATATATTGCTCTGAATTTTTTTAAGTTCATGGCATCTTTCGTATTCTTCCTTTTCTATGAAGAATCTGATAACCGTTTCTAGTGCTGCTATTTTTTCTTCTTTAGGAGTATTGTTGTTTAATGCTCCCATTTCGTTTTCAACTATAGCTTTATAAATTAATTCCATCATGATTTCCTTTGATGATGATTTCAATTGTTCAATAAATGCAATCGATTCCACGCTGTTGCTAATTTCAAATTCTTGATTATCTCTATTGTTATCTGAATTATCCCATTCGTCAAAATCTGGTAAATCATTCATTGTCTATTTCTTTTATTTTTTTTATTAAGTCTATTTGTGAATCTTTAAGGGGTGGATTAAATGCATTTAATTTCACCATGAGGTTACCATAAGTATTCATACTATATATCGGGAATCCTTTACCACTTATTCTTAATATCTTATTATTCTGTGAATTTGGAGGCACATTTACCTTTATTTTATAAAAGGGTGTATTGATTTCTATTTCTGTTCCTAGAATCATATCATAGAAGGGAACATCTGCATCTATGTAGATGTCATTACCGTGTAGTATAATCCTATCATCAAGCCTTAAATTAATTATAATGATTAGATCTCCTTTAGGTGCAGATGAATTAGCAGGATGAGGTTGACCTTTCCCACTAATCTTTAACTTCATACCTTCATAAACTCCTTTAGGTATATTAACGTTTAGTTTTTTAGAACCTATGTCTACTCTCTTTTGAGTTCCATGATAAGATTCTTCTAACGTTATTGACATTCTAACCGTAACGTCTCTTCCCTTTGAAGAGGAACCAAACGCATCATTAAACATATCACTAAAAGATCCTTCTCCGTTTTGAAACCAACTATGAAACGGATTATCAGAAGACTTATATCCTAATTCAATATCATACTTTCTTTTCCTGTTCTCGTCAGATAAAACCTCGTATGCCGTAACTATTTCTTTAAAAGAAGATTCATCCCCTTCGGCAATATCAGGATGATATTGCTTTGCTAGTTTACGATACGCCTTCTTAATCTCGGCTTGGCTTGCTGTCTTTTCTATCTGCAGCAGTTCGTAGTAATTCATTCTTTCTTTTCTTTACGGCTTCCTTAACGACTTTAATGCCTTTTCTTTTTTCAACAACATCTCTCTTTTGTTGATTTTCCATAAGGTCTGCAATTCTCGTAAGTTGCTCCGCAATGACTTTTAATAATTGTTCTTCCATAGTATATTTATACGTATTTATTGATTGTCTAAAATCTTTTTAAGATGAGCACACTTTTCATACTCTTCAGATTCTTGAAACCAATCTAACATCTGTTGTAGTGTTCTGACAATTGGTTCTATTTCGATACCATTGTCTTGCATCGATTTAAAATCAACTCCTTTTTCTAAAATCATATCCCAGTTATTTCTAACTAGTTTATCTTTTAGTTCATGAAGGTTATTTTCCATATCTGCATTTTTTTGTATTTGAGCTATTTCATCGTGCTCATCGTTGTTTTGGTCTTCAAAACCATCAAAGTCGTCAAACATATTTTTTTATTTTTAATTACTATACTAATATAAGCAAAATTTCTGAGATAAAAAAACTTTTAGCTGTTTATTTTCAAAAAAGTTTAAATTAAAAAGGAGCTACTACCTTAGATACTAGTTCCATATCTGACATTTTCAATAAGACATTCATAGTTCCAATAACATCATCTTCACAATAGTCTTTAATTTCCTCTAATCTTCCGGCATAATACGCTTCTGATACTTCACCACCATACATATTTTGTTTAGGAGAAGGTATCTGTAATAAATCACAAATCATAGAAAGAGATGCACCATTCCATCCACCGAATTTCCATATTTCATTAGTGTCTAATAGACAATTCTCCCATGGCTTAAGTTTCTGTAAGTGTAATTGTTGTGGAATTTCTACACCTTGAATAATGGATCTTTTAATTAAATAAGGCATATCAAACCCTTTAATATTATGACCTACTATTTGAATTTTAGGATTTTTCTTGAATATTAATGCCATCGTATCCATGAATTCCTTTAATGTATTCTTTTCATCATCTCCGTAAAAAGATTTTACTTTAGGAGTAGGTGTAATGCCATCTGGGAAGGTGACTTGCCCGATTGTAATAACTACTGCTCTTCCAAATTCAGGATAAAGGGCAGCATCCTTGATATACATATCAGCATCTGAAACTCCTTCATACTCTGATTTACTTTGTCTACCATACTTTGCTTTCTTTTCCCAGTGTGAGTATGCATTTTCTCCAATAATCTCTGCAAAACCGTCTAGGTCTTTTGCAGCAGTTGATGTTTCAATGTCAATAAATAACATGTTTTTTAAATCTGAAATACTATACATTACTTTCTTTTTTAGGTTTTTCTTTTCTAATATTATAAATAGAGACTGGATATCTCATCTGTCTTCCATAATTTCCATTAACAAATGTAAACCATCGATGACCATAGGACTCTGTTAATTTATCTGCAGTGCAATCCAATACACCTACATCCCATCCTCCGGCGAAATAAAAATAGTAAGTTTCGCCTATAATAGGTTTCTTAACGTGAATAATCTCTAGCTTGGTTTTCTTCTTTGCCATATAGATTATACTCAAATATGTGTAATTGTTTATATTTTCTTCTTTAATCTCATCAAGTACACTACTCGAGAGAAATGATAAAAGGAAAGAATAGGTATCTGTAACACTTCAAATAAGAATAGATTTTGCTCAGTGTTTATAAATAGGGTTGGATATAATATTGCGGATATTATTCCAAAGATTTTAAATCTTTTATCAAAGATCATGATCCATGTCGATGACATAAAAAATAGAATAGCAGATATGTTATGTATTGTGGGGTAATTTGCAACACTAAAGCATGCTATGATTATTAATAAGAATGCTGGTATTTTCCATTCAATCGAACGATGAAGCCATAATCCGAATGAAACTCCTATTGTTAATAAAGGAAATAAGATTGGTTTTAATTGATGATAATCGCTATAACTATCCTCTATGCCCAGAATTAGTGGCAGGCATGCTGTATATAATATTGCGTAAATACACAGTGCAAATCGTAACCATAATCTATTCATACTTGGAAGTCTATTAATTATACTTAACTATACACTTCCGTTTGGAATTGTTTCAATTAAAGTGTCCGTGTTCTTTAACGCGTCTAATCATAAGATACGTGTTATATGATACGTTAATTTCTGCATATCCTCCTGTGATAGTAGAAGGGCAGGATTCTCTAGAAATCCAATAGCCAGGTGGTTCTTTAATTCTTTCTGTTATAAAGTCAAACAGTTTGTCAATGTCCATGTGATGAACCCATAGGTTCACATGCATACAAGTCATATCAGGATATGCCATAATTTATTCTTTTATTTCGAATCGTTCACTATCAAGTTCTATTGTTTTTTTATCTAAATCATTAGACAATTTTGTTAGAACTTTATCAGTGTCTTTATTTACTTCTCTTCCGTAAAAATCTTTAAAGACTTTACGATATATCTGTACAGTAGAATCATAAGGAACTCCTGGTTGAGAATTACTTTCTATGATATACAGCTTTCCTTCTTGATCTTCCATTATATCAAAACATATATATGGTAAATCCTTAAACTTTTCACAAAACTTTTCTATTAGTGTTTTAAATTTTCCAGGAAGAGTGTTAATATCTCTTTTGATATATTTAAAATTCATTTGTTCCTTTCCATCACCATCACCTGATTTTGCTTTATCATTTAATGGTTCTCTTTCCATCCAAAAGAAAGCATCTCCTTTAAAGTTAATTATTCTATGTTCTGATTTCTTATCTACGAATTCTGAATATACATCGAATTTAGAATGATCTGCTTTATCCCATTCTTCCTGAGATTTAAAAACCTGAATTCCAATACCTGAATGTCCTTCAGCGGGTTTTGCTATTAATGGAAAACCAATTTCTAAAGCTTCTTTCTCGTCATGTGCCGTTCGTGGAATGTTTTCATCTCCATCGACTATTTTATGAAACTCTGCTTTAGATCCAGATTGCTTAATAAATTCTGGTCTATTATATACATTTTCTTTTTTAACTAATCCTTCTTTTAAAAGAGTTTCAACCACTCCTGAATTATAGGTTAATATAGGATAGTCTGGATTAATATCTATGTCTTTATAATTATCTTTATTAATTTGTATAAAGAAATTATCAGACGCAAATCCTTTATAAGACCACCATCTGTGACCTGAATCAGGATCAATGGCTAAATAAACTTTAAAAAGATCATTAGTATCTTCGTTTAAGTTTTCGTTAATAAACTGGTTGAATGATTTTATCTGCTTCATATTCTATTTATCCGTTTGTCACGCAGAAAATTATGACATTTCCCATTATTTTACTTTTTGTAATTTAGTTACTTTTTTTTCAACTCCTGATTTTTCAACATATGTTTCATTAGCAACTCCTTCTTTATCACCAAATCTTGATTCTGCAGATATTGGATATCCGGGGCTTTCGTCGTATGCCCAATCTTCTATTCCCAGCTCAATAAATCTAGCGTTTATTTGCTCATTATAATATTGTGCTATTGTTCTAACTCTTCTTTGAATATCTGCTCTTGATAAATCATGGGTGTTTCTCCCGCCCGAGTTATTATAGAGAAACTGAATATAACTTAGTTTAGGTATTTTACATATCTTAGAATATAGAAAACTTCTGATCACTAATTCAAAATCATCTGCGATTGTTAAACTTCTATTATGTCCTCCTATTTCAAAATAAGTAGATCTTCTCCAAGCTCTAATATGGTTTGGAACTCCTACGATATGTCTGATTGTTTTTGGATTAATATTTTGTTGATTAGCAGGTGACAGCATTCTACCTTCATATTCTTCTTCTCTATAGCTACCATATCCTAATGCAAATCCTTCTCCATACTTTTGATTTTCCCACTCTTCATTTACTTCTGCTGTATCTCCGTAAAACATTCCGCAATCAGGGTGTGCCTGTGCAGCGTTATGTAGATCTTCTGCACTTGTTTTAACTAATAAATCATCATGATCTAATTCTGCTAGAATATATCCTTTAGCAAGAGAGCAGCATCTATATTTAGATTCTCCAATACATCCTCCTGATTTTTCTCTGAAATCATATACCTTTACTCGAGGATCTACTAGCGCAATTTCTTCTGCTATCTTTAAAGTTTTACCTCCGTCCGTAGAATCATTTACTAAAACCCATTCCCAATTACTATATGTCTGATCTCTTACAGATCTGTATGTGTTCCATAATTTTTCGCCAGTATTATATATAGGCGTAAAGAATGAAATCATCTGATCATCTTCTAGGTTAGAAGGAGATAAAATAGAATTCATTGCTACAGAATATGCAGCGTTTCCTATGTTCTCAATGTCCTCTGAATTAAACCACTTTTTTCTAAATTGAAGAGGAAGAGAAGCTAGATTAGGAAAATCTTTCCATGAATCTCCATTTGTGATGATTGCATCGGGATTAAATGATGTAACAGTGTTTATTACTTCGCTGTCATCTTCTAGATATTTAACGTCTAATTCATCTGCTTCATATGATAAATATTTTATGGACTTCAATTCCGGTTTAGTTTTTCCTATATAAAGTATTTTAGGTATTTTTGCAGTTGGTACTTTTTCTAAATAATTATAGTGGCATAAAACCTTATTAATCCACACAAATGAATCACCATGTGTTTTTAATACTTCTTCTATAAAGAAACCATCCGCTGCGTAATTTGCACTAAAGGAATGTGTATCGAATATGCTTCTATTAATAACCATCTGTGCAATGTCAATTTTCTGAAAGGCGGTATTTTCAAGACTAGCAACTCTAATTTCCTGTCCGGTAAAATCTCTGCCTGCTACTAATTGAGAAACTATATGAACTAACGCAGCTGGAAGGTTAGATATGCTCGCTTTGATAGTTTTGTAAAAGTCTTCGTGTATAATGTTATCATCATCTAGTAAATAGATCCAGCCTGATTTAATAGTTCTAATAATATCAGAAACTTCTGGATATAATAATCCTCCCCTTTGACCTTTTACGAAATGTAATTTGACATTACTAGTATCTGTTAAGTTAGAGAGAACCTCTGCGTCAATATCCTTTAACGCTCCTGTATCAAATACAATGTGCCAATTTACTGTTACTCCTTTAGGTGCATTTAATACTCCTTCTTTAATTGTTAAAAGGTTACTTGTTCTGGTACACCTTGTAATAATATTAATCTTCATATTTATATTTGTTTTTATACGTCAAAAAAGAACATGTGAAAAAATCTAGCATTGCCAATTGCATCTCCAAAATACTGTGTAGCTGCATGGATATTCTTAGCATTAAACAAGACTAATCTATTATACACATTTCCTACTTCATCTATTTTTTCAAAATTAGATCCATCGTAAAAATTCATTTCATTACTATTACCCGTAAATGCGTCAACATACGATTGGGTTTTTCTTTTATCGTCATCGAATGTATAATCACCCGTTACTTTACTTCTATAGAACGCAGTTCCAGATGTAGGTGGAGCATCGGGTGTTAAATATACCATTGCTGCATATGTTTGATTATCTACATGATAAACGATTTGCTGATCTGCTGTACAAAACTGAAATATTCCATTAGCATACCTATCATGATTCCAATTGAATATTGGTTTTCCTATAATTTCTTCTAACTTTTCTTTGGTTCCATCTAAGATAAATCTTTCATTTGCCCTTTGACCTTTATGATAATTAGAAGGTGTAAATTCTAAATGGTTCATTGCCCATTCTCTTACAAGATCAGGGTCACCATAAAAATTATCTACTACTATAACATCCTTTGATGTATTTGCAAACCCTGAATGATAAGATAACCAGTGTCCGATCGGACCTATTGCAGTTTCTCCAATACTAGTATGAATAGCCAGTGTTTTTAGTTTTTTATCAAAAGGAACTTCAATAGTAAAGGACATATTCTGATTAGTAAATTGATTTGAATATACTTCTATTACATCTTGCCTAGTACCTGAAAATTGAACGATAAGTTGTTCATTTGACATTGAAAAACCTAAAGCTTCTCCTCCCATTAATCCAACCCATCCATTAAGGGTATATGTGTCCGTGTTCTTAGTTACGCTTTCTACATAGAATTTTACATTCCTATTAAACGTATCGTGTTTGATTTTATTATCCATCGATCGTGTTCTATAATATTAGTTATACTTAGATATTTTAAATTGTTTACTAAGTGTAATAAGATAATAAGTTATTACAATCTATATATCACATAAAAAAAGGGTCCTCTTTCGAGGACCCTTTCTAAAATTATCTTGATGATTTAAATTAAGACTCTAAAGACTTAATTCTTGCTTCAAGTTCTCTAACAGCTTCGATTAAAAGACCAACTATTTTTTCATAGTCAACAGTTTTGTAAACTGTTCCGTCTTCTGCACCATCCATTAGTGGCATTTCATGTCCTCTTACTAACATAGGTAATACCTCTTCTACTTCTTGGGCGATAAGACCTAGATCATGTTGACCTTTTCTGCTACCGCTATTCCAATCATATTCAACACCTCTTAATTGTAAGACTTTAGATAATGCTTCTTCAATAGTAGCTACGTTATCTTTAAGTCTCGCATCCGAGATAGTAGTTGAGTATGCAATAACATCACCATCAACATGAAGGTCACCGTTACTGTATAGTCTCATTTCTTCCGTTGCGTTTGCATAGAAGTGTTGAGCTGCTGTTGAAGGATTATAGATTGTAAATTCTCCGTTGTTGTTACCCATATATTGAGTAGAGAATAATCTATAATCAGCTGTGTTAGGGCCTACGGCACCTTGGTTACCCGTGTTACCTTTAGCACCAGTTCCACCAGCTGAACCTGTATTTCCTTGGAAACCAGTTGCACCTTGAAGACCAGTATTACCAGTATTACCTTTAGCACCAGTTCCACCAGTTGCACCTCTAGCACCTTGAGCACCAGTAGGACCAGTTCCACCAGTTGCACCTTTAGCACCTTGAGCACCTGTAGCACCACCGCCACCAGTTGGACCAGTTGGACCAACTCCACCAGTAGGACCAGTATTACCAACGTTACCTTTAGCACCATAAGTACCTTGAACACCGATAGGACCTCTTGAACCAGTTGGACCATTTCCACCTACGCTACCTTGAGCACCAACGCCACCGGTTGGACCAGTTGGACCACCAGCACCAGTATTACCTTTAGCACCATAAGTACCTTGAACACCGATTATACCTTGAATACCTCTGTCTCCTTTAGCACCTTGAGCACCCGTAGCACCACCGCCACCTGTAGCACCTTTAGCACCTTGAGCACCAGTTGGACCAGTTGGACCAGTTGAACCTTGAGAACCAGTTGAACCTTTAGCACCAGCAGGACCAGTATTACCAACGTTACCTTTAGCACCATAAGTACCTTGAACACCAGTTGGACCAGTATTACCAATATTACCTTTAGCACCAATTCCACCAGTTGGACCAGTATATCCTTGATAACCTCTAGCACCAGTTCCACCAGTTGCACCTGTATTTCCTTGGAAACCTTGGGCACCTTGAAGACCAGTATTACCAGTATTACCCTTAGCACCAGTTCCACCAGTAGGACCAGTATTACCAACGTTACCTTTAGCACCTAAAGCACCTTGAGCACCAGTATTACCAACGTTACCTTTAGCACCATAAGTACCTTGAACACCGATTATACCTTGAATACCTCTGTCTCCTTTAGCACCAGTTCCACCAGTTGGACCAGTATATCCTTGATAACCTCTAGCACCAGTTCCACCAGTAGCACCAGCAGGACCAGTATTACCAACGTTACCTTTAGCACCATAAGTACCTTGAACACCGATTATACCTTGAATACCTCTGTCTCCTTTAGCACCAGTATCACCTTTAGCACCTAAAGCACCTTGAGCACCAGTACTACCAGTATTACCTTTAGCACCATAAGTACCTGTTATACCTTGGAAACCTTGAGCACCTGTATTACCAGTATTACCTTTAAGTCCAGTATCACCTTTAGCACCAGTATCACCTTGGAAACCTTGATCACCTTTAGTACCTTTAGCACCAGTAGGACCAGTATTACCAACGTTACCTTTAGCACCTAAAGCACCTTGAGCACCAGTATTACCAACGTTACCTTTAGCACCATAAGTACCTTGAACACCGATTATACCTTGAATACCTCTGTCTCCTT